TGCGGCCGAGCCATCCTGTACGGGTTTCCAAGTCGATCAGAGGCAGGGGCCGGCTCAGAAACCACTCACATCGGGCCTGTGCGCCTCCAGGGCGCGAGAACTCCCACACCCCGGTGTAGTTACACCCCGGAATTGTCTCAGCGCCTCTCAGAGCGCTATCTAGAAATGGTGATCTACGCCACTCCTGACGGGTGGCTGTCAAGGATACTCACCTTCCCTACTAATGAGGGGCTAAGAGCCCCTCTCTATAGAGCGCCGCACAGGCGGCGCGATAAGAGCGCCCTGTGGCGCTCTAACTAAAGACCGGCCTTGAAGGGCCGGTCGTAGAGATCTATTCGATCCGGCAACCGCCGGATCTCACGGCCGCGCCAGTGCGCGGCCTTATAGAGGGGTGACTCAACCGTGCATGGCACTCGCTCGAGTGCCCATTGGAGCACTCAACCGGGGAAGTTCGATGTTCTGAACCTGCGAATGACGTTCGAATCGTCATCCGCCTACGAAATCCCCGATCTGCGGCCGACTGACTTCGTGCCGGCCTACCTCGCGGCCTGGAATATGCCGCGTCATCGCGAATACGCCGCCAAGAACGGCGGCGCGCTGCACTTCTTCCTTGACGATTACCGATTCGAGACCGTTTGGTCGAGCCCGGAGCGCCTTTTCCCCCGCGTGGAAGCTGTCGGGGCTGCGCTCACGCCCGATTTCAGCCTCTGGGTGAACATGCCCAAGGCCGCACAGGTCTGGAATGTCTATCGCAGCCGCTGGTGTGGCGCGTATTGGCAGTCGCGAGGAATCGAAGTGATTCCGACAGCGTGTTGGGCGACTCCCGACACGTTCGATTTCTGTTTCGACGGGATCCCGACGGGATCGACCGTCGCAATTTCTTCGATGGGCATTCGCTCTTCAAAAGTCGACCAGGAGCTATTCCGGTACGGACTCCGCGAACTCATCGATCGCACTCAACCGCAACTGCTTTTGGCCTATGGCCAGCTTCGGCATTGCGAAGACATGGATTTACCAGAGGTCCGCGAATACCCGACCTACTGGGACAGACGACGAAAGTGGGTAACAGCCGATGGGAGGCCGGGGAAGTAAAGGCGGCCCCGGTCCCGGAACCGGAGCACGCAACCGACAAGGCGCTGGAGCCCCAGGATCGGGTGGCGTAGGCGGCGTCGGAGGTGGCGGTGGAGCTGCGGGCAGCAGCGGAGGCGGCAAGGGAACCGGCAGCGCCGGTACCGGAGGCGTCACCGGTGGCGGCGGAAGTGGAGCCGGTGGCGGTGGCAGCAGCCCCAACACCCCGGTGCCCCCCACCGAGCTGGAGAAGAAGCGAGGCGAATACAACCAGATCGCCATCGACGCCCAGAAACAGCACGCGCCCACCGATGAGAAGCGCGAGGCCAAGCGCAAGCAACTGATGGATCGAGTCGGAGGAGACTGGCAGGCTTTGGACCCGGATCACCACGACGCCATCAAGGTGGCGATGGATGACGCCATGCGGAAAATCCTCTCCGAGGAAGAGATCGTCCACCGCACCAAGCACTTCGGCGACCTGCTCGACTCCGGTCGACTGAAGTCGCTGTTCGAGGTCGGCTTCTCAGCCGGTGGTGACACCCCGACCGAACGCGCCCTCCTCGAGGACGCCTGGTTCGGCGCAGGCAAGGTTCCCCCGATCTACTCCGCAATCGAGTTCAACGGCGCTCCGACCGCCGGCCTCGGCATGTACGGCGGCACCAAGCTCTACATGAAGGACTCGGTCAAGGACCGCGTCACCGTGACCATCGGAGACTCGCTGATGTCGAGCTGGGACGTGTTCCCAGGCCGTCCTGGCGACGGCGTGGGGCTGTGGGCCAGCCTGTCGAAGATTGAGGGGCTGGTCGATCCGAGCAAGACCCGCGAAGAGAACATGCAGGCGGTGTACGACTCGTTCAAGAAGTACGGCACCCTGGACGGCTTCATCGAGGCGCAGATCCACGGCGGCGTCCTGGTCGAGGACATCAAGAAGGTCGTCTTCACGCAACAGCCGAGCCCGATCTTCACCGATAAACTGGACGAACTTGGAATCCCGTGGGAGGTGCAGACGTAATGGCGCAGATGCAGGCGACACACACCATCGAGGGCTACCTGGCCGTCGAGGTCGCCCCTCGGGCGTTCGTAGCCGAGAACGGCCACGTACTGACCCGGCTGTCAGCCACGAAGTGGGGCGGCGGCGAGGGACTCGAGATCCTCAACTACGAGGGTCCGGGGACCGTCGAGGTCTCCGACGAGAAGCTCGCCGAAGCCCAGCGGGCCAGCGAGGTCGAGGCTGAACTTCGCCGCGAGGTCGGCAAGGAGTGAGCTGGGCCGGCTCAGGCCGGCGACAGGAACTACCAGAGGACTGGGAGCTGAACTACCGGCTCCCGGTCCTTTCTCGTGACCGCTGGATTTGCCAGATCAACGGTCCCGGATGCGTCAGGGCTGCAACCGATGTCGACCACATCAAGCGCGGCAACGACCATTCCCATTCCAACCTGCAATCGCTGTGTTGGGTCTGTCACGGCAAGAAATCATCCGCTGAGGGCGTAGCCCGACGGCGGGAACTTAGAGCCCGGAGGAAGCGACCACCCGAACGCCATCCTGGGCGTCGATAAGTGGGCCAGGTGCCCGCTCCACCCAGGAGGTGAACAGTGGGCACGCGAGGCCCAATCGGAAAACGAGATGAAGAGCGGGTTCGTCGGAACACTCCCGACAGTCCAACCGACACGATCCAGATGCCCGGTCTGGTGACGATCCCCGAGATGGGCGATCTGAGCCACGACGGCCGCACGCACCAGCTCGTCATCGACATGTACGAGTCGATCAAGCAGTCGGCAGCCGTGAAGTACTACGAGCCAACCGACTGGCAGATGGCCCGACTCGCCCTCTACACACTTAACCAGGAACTCATCGCAGCCGAGAACAACGGCAAGCCCGTGGGCGCGATGAAGCTCACTGCCATCAACCAGATGCTCTCCGCACTGCTGCTGACCGAAGGTGACCGACGACGCGTCCGACTCGAAGTCGAGCGGGCTCCCGCTGACCCGACAGGCGGGAAGGTCGTTGACGTAACCGACGTGCTCAAGCAGCGACTCGCCAAGGCGAGCGGCGGGAGTTGATGGTCCCCCGAGGGGTTTCTAGAGCCGCTGCCGCTACCAGCCGCTCCCCCTCGGGGTAGACATCGAAAGGAATCACATGGCCGACCTCGGCAAACCACTCGACCTCGAGATGCTCTGCCTGGTCACAGGCCGGGACTTCCGCTGGACCATCGACTACCCGTGGGGTCCGGGCGAGCTGTTCCTCGAACTCGAGACCGGCGGCGAGCACAACGCGCTGCACCAGGTCTACGTCACCGGTGCCACCGGAGGCACGTACACGCTGAACGTCAACGGCACCAACACTCCGGCAATCGACTACAACGACGTGTCGGAGAATCCGCAGGGGCTGGCCGGCGACATCCAAGACGCGGTCGACGCTGCCCTCGGCGCGGGTAACGCTCTGGTGCATCCGGTCTCGCTGTTCCCCGCGTGGACGCTGAACTTCAACCTCAACGCCAGCAAGCCGCTGACCGAGCAGTTGGTCAACACGATCAACAAGGCCGCGAACGACTTCTTCGACACGTTCGACCAGCTCCTCGGGGTCGACGTGGAGATGACGGTCACCGACCAGCTCAACTTCAAGCTCAAGGTGACCTCGCGGCGCTCGTTTGATGAGGTCGGTGTCGTCACGTTCGCGGTCGACGTGACCAGCACGGCCATCATCAACTTCTTCAACGGCGTATCCGGCCTGGTCGGAGCGGTGAACACCGTCAACGTCGACTTCTACTGGAACCGGACGTACGACATCGAGTTCATCGGTTCCCTTGGGCTGCAGCCGATTCCACCGACTACAGCCAACATCACCAACCTGGCGGGTACCAGCAAGGCCGTCACAGTCACGGTGGTCGAGCCAGGAAAAGAGAGGCTGACCATCTGGCCGTTCACGGTCAACGGCACAACCGCAACCATCAAGGTCGAGTCCGAAGAGGCCGACAAGATCCCCAACCGCTGCCGCTGGCAGTTGGTTCACATGCCGACCGGCGAGGCAGCCGGCGGCGATGCAAAGCAGCTCGGCCGCGTTTACCGCCAGCCGAGGTAAGGACTGCTCGTCACTCGAGCCGGTCTAGCCCACCGACTGAACGGGCGCGGGCGGTTCCCCAGATCGTGGGGAGCCCCCGCCAAGTACACGTAGCTCAATCGGTAGAGCAGCGGTCTCCAAAGCCGCCGGTTCCAGGTTCGACTCCTGGCGTGTATGCAACTTGACATCCACCGAGAAAGGCACACATGACCTTCACAGTCACCCGCGAGAGAGCGCAGTGGGTCCACGACATGGCCCGCGCTCGCGATGGCCTCCCCTACGCGTACGGCGGGGCGTTCACCAACAACCCGAGGGTGTCGACCGACTGCTCAGGTCTGGTGCTGCAGACCGGTGCATGGTACGGCGGTCGCACCGACTGGGTCGGAAACCGTTACGGCTCAACCGAATCGTTCCGGCTGGGCCACAAGATCGTCTACGACCTGGGGTTCAAGCGACTCCCCCGAGGCGGGCCAGCGGCCCTGCCGATCAAGCCGGTCATGCTCGTCGGGCTCCAGCACGGCGGCGGCGGGGTCTACTCACACACCGCCTGCACGCTGATGACGATGGACCGCCCCGGTGGCCCGGTGAAGATGTCCGACCGAGGCGTCGACTGGGAGTCCCACGGGAACCGAAACGGCGTCGGCGTCGAACTTTACGAGGGCGCACGGGCCTGGAATGACCCTCTGTTCCATGACTTTTGGTACCTGGACGCAGTCCTCGAAGACGAAGGAGACGATGACGAATTGGCTGATCCAGCCCTAGCGAAGATGATCCGCGAGATCCACGCGTGCCTGTTCAACCAGACCGCGTCCACGAGCGATCTTGCGACCCCCGGCGAAGGCGCTATCTGGCAGCTCCACCAGAAGATCCACTCCATCGACGGCATGCTCCACCCGATCCACGCTGAGCGGCGTGCTCGCGCAGGCGATCTCGGTGAGCTGCACCGAATCGTGTTGGCCGCGAAGGGATTGGGCGTGAAGCGCGACGAGGTGACCAAGCGGGTCTACCAGAGCATTCTCGCCGACATCGAGCGGGAGAACCCGGAAGTGCTTCAGCGATACATCGCAGAAAGGGGTGGCCTATGAGCCCCAAGATCCGACAGACCATCTACCTGCTCGGCACCGCCGCCCCGGCGCTGCTGGGCATCGCCCTGATCTGGGGCGGGCTCGACGCTGAGTCGGCTGCTGACATCGGCGACATCATCGCGGGTGTCGTGTCGATACTCGTCTCCGGTGCGCCGGCCGTCGCGGCAGGCACCGTACGCAGCCAGCGCAAGGACGGCACGCTGTCCACCAGTCCGGTGGATCAGGTCACCAAGGGCGTCGAGCAGGTGCTCGCGGCCAGGCAGAACGCCGAGGATGAAGTCGCGAAGGTCAAGCAGGCGCTGGAGACCGCCGTCAGCGGCGCGCTCCCCCAGCTCGGCCCGCTGGCCACGCAGATCCTCAACGTGGCCGACGACAGCGTCTGGCGTCCATGAGCAAGCCCTGGCTGTTCACCGTTCACGGCACAGGCCAGCCCGACCCGCTCGGGCCTGGTCTGCCTGCCGATACCGCACGGGACGTACTTGACATCTACCGGTGGCAGCCCATCGGCAACTACCCGGCGAAGGCGTTCCCGATGTGGCCGTCGGTCGAAGAGGGTGTCGCTGAGCTGATCCTGCAGATCGAGCTGAAGCTGGACGCTGATCCGTACGCGGACTTCGCGCTGGCCGGTTACTCGCAGGGAGCCATCGTGGTTGGCCAGGTGCTCAAGCACCACATCATCAACCCGAAGGGTCGACTGCACCGGTTCCTGCACCGGCTCAAGAAGGTCGTGTTCTGGGGTAATCCCATGCGGCAGAAGGGCTTTGCTCACACCGACGAGTGGATCCATCCGGTCGCTGCCTCGGACACGATGGGCATCCTCGAAGACCGCCTGGAGAACCTTGAGCAGTACAGCTTCGAGGTCCGCGACTACGCGCACGACGGCGACATGTACGCCTCCATCAAGGAGGACGACATGCACGAGTACGAGGTGGCCATCGGCCGAATCGTGATGAGCGCCAGGCGTTTCATCGGTGGCAAGGACTCCGTCGTCGCCCAGCTCATCGAGCTTGGGCAGCGTCCGATCTGGGAGGGAATCGCGATGGCCCACGCCATCATCGACGCCCTCACGTTCTTCGCCAAATCGACCCAAGGCCCGAGCTGGCCGCACTTGTACAACCGCTTCCCGGCGGTCGAGTTCCTACGACGAATCTGAGAGAAAGGAGGCGGGGTGAGCCTCAACAACCACTACCCGGAGCTTGCCCCGTCTCCTCCTCACATCATCGGCCCGTCCTGGCAGAAGACGGTCGATGGCGAGTGGTATCTGCCTGAGAAGACCCTCGGCTGGGGAGTCCTGAAGTGGCTCTCTGAGTACGTGAATACCCCTGGCGGGCATGACGATCCGAACCGTCTGGCGACGTTGATCGCGCTCTCCGAGGCGGGTCTTCTCGACAACGAGAACATGTTCATCCCCACCGACGAGCAGGTGCGCCTGGTCCTCTGGTGGTACGCAGTAGATGACAAGGGCCAGTACATCTACCGCGAGGGCGTGATCCGCCGGCTCAAGGGCTGGGGCAAGGATCCGTTCACCGCCGCGCTCTGCTTGGCGGAACTCTGTGGCCCAGTAGCCTTTTCACATTTCGACGCCGACGGTAACCCGGTCGGCAAGCCGCGTTCAGCCGCGTGGATCACCGTCGCGGCCGTCAGCCAGGACCAGACGAAGAACACGTTCTCGCTGTTCCCGGTGATGATCAGCAAGAAGCTGAAGGCCGAGTACGGCCTGGACGTGAACCGCTTCATCATCTACTCCGCAGCCGGTGGCCGCATCGAGGCAGCGACCTCGAGCCCCGCGTCGATGGAGGGTAACCGCCCGACGTTCGTCGTCCAGAACGAGACGCAGTGGTGGGGCCAGGGACCGGACGGCAAGGTCAACGAAGGCCACGCGATGGCAGAGGTCATCGAAGGCAACATGACCAAGGTCGAGGGCTCCCGCACCCTGTCGATCTGCAACGCCCACATCCCAGGCACCGAGACGGTCGCCGAGAAGGCGTGGGACGAGTACCAGAAGGTCCAGGCAGGCGACTCTGTCGACACCGGGATGATGTACGACGCGCTGGAAGCGCCGGCCGACACCCCGGTCTCCGAGATCCCCCCGCAGAAGGAGGATCCCGAGGGATTCGAGAAGGGCATCGAGAAGCTCCGCGAGGGTCTGCTCATCGCCCGAGGTGACTCAACCTGGCTGCCGATAGACGACATCATCAAGTCGATCCTGTCGACCAAGAACCCGATCACCGAGTCGCGGCGCAAGTTCCTGAATCAGGTCAACGCCGCTGAGGACTCCTGGCTTTCACCGCAGGAGTGGAACCGGTGCTTCGTGGACCCGACCAAGTACCTGGAGAAGTACGGCAAGGAGTTCGCTCCGCTGCAGCGTGGTGACCGGATCACCCTCGGGTTCGACGGTTCGAAGTCCAACGACTGGACCGCGCTCGTCGGCTGCCGCGTCAGCGACGGGCTGCTGTTCGTCATCGACATCTGGGATCCCCAGAAGTACGGCGGGGAGGTTCCCCGCGAAGACGTTGACGCCAAGGTCCATTCGGCGTTCGCCCACTACGACGTGGTCGCGTTCCGCGCCGACGTGAAGGAGTTCGAGGCGTACGTCGACCAATGGGGCCGGACCTACAAGAAGAAGCTCAAGGTCAACGCCAGCCCGAACAACCCGGTGGCGTTCGACATGCGCGGTCAGCAGAAGCGATTCGCGTTCGACTGCGAGCGCCTTGAGGACGCGGTCCTCGAGGGCGAGGTCTGGCACGACGGCAATCCGGTTCTGCGCCAACACGTTCTGAACGCCAAACGACATCCAACGAACTACGACGCCATCGCGATTCGCAAGGTCACGAAGGACTCCAGCAAGAAGATCGACGCTGCAGTCTGTGCTGTCCTCGCGTTCGGGGCGAGACAGGACTACCTCATGAGCAAGAAGGCCCGTAGCGGCCGGGTGGTGATGGTTCGATGACAGCACCGCTCCCCGGTATGGAGGAGATCGAAGACCCCGCGATTGTCCGAGACGAGATGGTCTCGGCGTTCGAAGAGGCTTCCAGGGATCTCGCCAGCAACACCAGCTACTACGACGCTGAGCGCCGGCCAGAAGCCATCGGTGTCACCGTTCCCCGAGAGATGCAGCAACTGCTGGCTCACGTCGGGTACCCCAGGCTCTACGTCGACTCCATCGCGGAGCGTCAGCAGGCCGAGGGTTTCCGCCTCGGCGATGCCGACGAGGCTGACGAGGAGCTGTGGCAGTGGTGGCAGGCCAACAACCTCGACATCGAGGCCCCGCTTGGCTACACCGACGCCTACGTCCACGGCCGGTCGTTCATCACGATCAGCAAGCCAGACCCGCAGCTAGACCTGGGTTGGGATCCGAACGTCCCGATCATCCGGGTTGAGCCGCCCACCCGCATGCACGCCGAGATCGACCCCCGGATCAACCGGGTGTCCAAGGCCATCCGAGTCGCATATGACAAGGAGGGCAACGAGATCCAGGCTGCCACGCTGTACACGCCGATGGAGACCATCGGCTGGTTCCGCGCTGATGGCGAGTGGGCTGAGTGGTTCAACATCCCACACGGCCTGGGCGTCGTTCCCGTTGTGCCGCTTCAGAACCGGACCCGGCTCTCGGACCTGTACGGCACCAGCGAGATCACCCCCGAGCTTCGGTCGATGACCGACGCGGCGGCTCGCATTCTCATGCTGATGCAGGCGACCGCCGAGCTGATGGGTGTTCCCCAGCGCCTGATCTTCGGTATCAAGCCCGAAGAGATCGGCGTCGACTCCGAGACCGGCCAGACGCTGTTCGATGCGTACCTGGCCCGGATCCTGGCGTTCGAGGACGCTGAGGGCAAGATCCAGCAGTTCTCGGCAGCCGAGCTGGCCAACTTCACCAACGCGCTCGATCAGATCGCCAAACAGGTCGCTGCGTACACGGGATTGCCTCCCCAGTACCTTTCCACCGCTGCGGACAATCCGGCCTCTGCTGAGGCGATCAGGGCCGCTGAGAGCCGACTCATCAAGAAGGTCGAGCGGAAGAACCTGTTGTTCGGCGGTGCATGGGAAGAGGCCATGCGGATCGCCTACCGGATCATGAAGGGCGGCGACGTTCCCCCAGACATGCTCCGCATGGAGACGGTCTGGCGCGACCCGTCGACTCCGACGTACGCGGCCAAGGCCGACGCAGCCACGAAGCTGTACGGCAACGGCCAGGGTGTCATCCCGCGTGAGCGTGCTCGCATCGACATGGGCTACTCAGTCAAGGAGCGCGAAGAGATGCGCCGCTGGGACGAGGAAGAGGCCGCGATGGGCCTCGGCCTGCTAGGCACGATGGTCGACCCCGACCCGACGGTCCCAGGCTCCCCGAGCCCGACAGCACCTCCGAAGCCACAGCCAGCCATCGAGGGCGGTGATGCTGCCTGACCGCTGAGGAATACGCCGCCGCGCAGGCGGCGATCACAGCCGGTCTTGCCCAGTACGTCCAGAGATTCGCTTCACTCTTCACCGGTCCAGCTCTCGCCGTAGGCGAGTGGTTGCGACTGCTGCAAGTGCTGTTCCCAGAGGTCCAACGGCGGTACGCAGATGCTGCCGCCTTGGGCCGGGACTTCTACGACTCCCAGCGCAGACTCCACCACCCTGAACTGCCCCGCAACGAGAGGTTGCAGAGCGAGATTCAGTGGGAGTGGTTCGTCAGGAACATGGAGCCCGCACGAAAAGAGATGTCGCAGGCCGACTCTCCCCCGAGTGCGCCTACCAAGCTCGCCCTGGCGGCAGTCCGCGAAGTGGAGATGGCAGGTCGCCGACAGATCATCGGAGCTGTCAAGAACGACCCAGTCCGACAGATCGTTCAGGGCTGGGCGAGGGTCGCCACCGGGCGCGAGACATGTGCCTGGTGTCTGATGCTGATCTCCCGTGGTCCTGAGTACACCTCGTCGGACAGCGGAGGTCTTCACCTCGACACCGAGACCGTAGTCGACCTCTGGAACGAGGCCGGTAGGGATCTCGAGAAGTTCCGCGCTGAGACCAAGCCACACATCGAACAGTGGCACGCAGGGTGCGACTGCCGGGTGGTGCCCGTCTTCGACGTGGAGAACTGGCCTGGCAAGGCCGCTCAGGAACGCGCTACCCAGCTCTGGATCGACGCCGGCCGAGAAGCTGACCGGCTCATCGCAGAAGGCAAGGCCCGCTCCAACAACGTGAACAGGGAGACGCAGAACGCTCTCCGACGCCGCCTAGCACGCGGCGAAATCGCAATGTCCGACTACGCCCTCGCGGCGTAGATCCCACGAACCCCAGGTGGGTTCTTCCTATTTGCCCAGGAGGCGAAAACACATGTCCGACAACCCCACTCCCGAAAGCACCCCAGCCGGCGAACCGACCCCGGTGGTCACCGACAAGCCGCTGGAACCGACTCCGAAGGTCTACGACGAGGCTTACGTCAAGGAGCTTCGCCAGGAGGCGGCAGCCGCACGGGTGGCCAAGAAGGACGCAGTTGAAGCGGCTGTGAAGGCAGCGAACGACGCCCACGCGGCTGAAGTCGCCGCTCGCGACACCCGCATTACCGAACTCGAGAACGAGCTGGGCAAGGCGTGGATTGAGCTACAGAAGCTCCACACTTCGCTTGCCGCAAAGGTTCCCAGCGACAAGGTGCTCGCTTTCGTAGAGATCTTGCAGGGCACCGACGCTGAGTCCATCGGCGAGTCGGCGAAGAAGAACCTCGAACTCATCGGGGGCTTCGACCGCAAGCCCGTTCCCGGATTCGACCCCACCCAGGGCTTCGGGGGCCGCAAAGAAGACATGCCCCTCAACGGAGACCCGATCCTCAACGCCATGAAGAGCGTCCTGGGGATCTCCTAACCCCTTCTACCCCAAGGAGATAGAAAGAAATGGCAGCTGGTACCGCTTTCCCGGTAGACCACGCGCAGATCGCCCAGACGGGCGACACGATGTTCAAGGGCTACCTCGAGCCCGAGCAGGCGAAGGACTACTTCGCCGAGGCCGAGAAGACCTCCATCGTGCAGCAGTTCGCCCAGAAGATCCCGATGGGCACTACCGGCCAGAAGATCCCGCACTGGGTCGGTGACGTGAGTGCTCAGTGGATCGGTGAAGGCGACATGAAGCCCATCACCAAGGGCAACATGTCCTCGCAGACCATCGCCCCCCACAAGATCGCGACGATCTTCGTGGCGTCGGCGGAAACCGTCCGTGCGAACCCGGCCAACTACCTGGGCACCATGCGGACCAAGGTCGCCACGGCCTTCGCGCTGGCCTTCGACCAGGCGGCGCTGAACGGCGTCGACAGCCCGTTCCCGACCTACCTGGCGCAGACCACCAAGTCGGTCTCGCTGGCGGATCCGGGCGGCGCTGGTGTGGACGACCTGACCGCCTACGACGCGGTGGCCGTCAACGGCCTGTCGCTTCTGGTGAACGCCGGCAAGAAGTGGACCCACACTCTGCTGGACGACATCGTGGAGCCGATCCTCAACGGTGCCAAGGACAAGAGCGGCCGTCCGCTGTTCATCGAGTCCACCTACACCGAAGAGAACAGCCCGTTCCGCCTCGGCCGCATCGTCGCTCGCCCGACCATCCTGAGCGACCACGTCGCCTCGGGCACCACGGTTGGCTACATGGGCGACTTCCGCCAGGTGGTCTGGGGCCAGGTCGGCGGCCTGTCCTTCGACGTGACCGACCAGGCGACCCTGAACCTCGGCACTCCCGAAGCGCCGAACTTCGTGTCGCTGTGGCAGCACAACCTCGTCGCGGTTCGTGTCGAGGCTGAGTACGCGTTCCACTGCAACGACAAGGACGCGTTCGTCAAGCTGACCAACGTCGTCACTGCCTGACCCAGGCTTGACATCCACCGGGAGGGGGCTCCTTCGGGAGCCCTCTCCTGATGGGTCAGAAAGGACCGCATGCGTATCCAATCCACCGCCAACGGCGGGTTCGCGGATGTCGATTCCGAGTACGCCGAGCAACTGATCGCCAGCGGACTGTTCAAAGCCGTCGAGGCCCCCAAGCCAGCCCGCAAGGCACCAGCCAAGAAGACCGCACCAAAGACCAAGCCCGCTCCCGCAGAGGAGCCCAAGAACGAGGAGTAGCCCGTGGCCTACGCGACCGCAGAAGACGTTGTGACGTTGTGGGCCAAGGAGCCTGAACCCGAAGTGATGGCGCTGATCGAGCGCCGGCTCCAGCAGATCGAGCGCATGATCAAGCGCCGTATCCCTGACCTGGATCTGAAAGCCGCTGCGTCGGCGACGTTCCGAGCCGACCTGATCGACATCGAAGCCGATGCCGTTCTGCGCCTTGTGCGGAACCCGGAGGGCTACCTCTCGGAGACCGACGGCGCGTACACCTACCAACTCCAAGCTGACCTGTCACAAGGCAAGCTCACCATCCTCGATGAGGAGTGGGAGATCCTCGGGGTCAACTCCCAGAAGCGCATGGCGGTCATCGTCCCGAACTTGGTGATGCCGACATGAGCGCCAGCGACCGACACCGCGCTCCGATCATCTATCCGCCTGGCACTCAGGCGGTTACGCCGGATCGGGTCAACGCGTTCGACTGCGATCACGAAGCTGATCCCCCGGTGTGTCGGTGCGTCCACGACTGGCGCATCGAGTGGAGCAACGTCAAGCGGGCCACCGCGAAGTCACGGTCGGCGGTGCTCTGATGAGCCTCCTCGACACCGGTGCCCGGTACCAGCCCTGCATCGTCTACCCCGAAGAGATGGTCATCGACTCCGATGGCAACAAGCGCACCAGGCCGTCGCAGACCGGCATCCCGGCTATCGCACGGTTCCAGGTAGCCAACCAATCCGGTACGTCGGCACGACGTGCTGAGCAGGACAACGAGGGGTTCGAGACCGAGAAGGTCTACCGGATGCGGTTCCCCCGCTCCTTCACAAAGGAGCACGGCGTCCTCGGCGCTCAGTCCGAGATCGAGTGGCGGGGTCAGCGGTGGGCGCTCTTCGGAGACGCCACCGTCTACGACTCATCCCCTGCCCTGGCGCGGGTCGACTACACGATCAAGAGGTACTGATGGCCAAGGTCTACGCGAACGCGAACAAGGTCGCGGCCCGAGCCGCTGAGACCCGACGTGAGGTCAAGAAAGTCCGAGACGGCGTCACACGCCGTGCGAAGGGGAACCTGGCGGCTCAGAACGCGACGAGCCGCATCACCCCCGAGGGCTACTTCCCCGCCACGATCACCGAGCAAGACGGCGATGTCGACTTCCACACGATCCTCAACGCGCCCAACGCGTTTGCGCTTGAGTTCGGCCACGCACCGTCTGGCTTCTTCGCTGGAACTGACACGAAACCACCGGAGGCCACCTACATCCTCACCCGTGCCGCCATCGGCGGCACCGTCTCATAAGGAGGTCACATGGCGCGAATGCCTCGCGTCCAGAAAGTAGTGGCCCCGATCCTCCGGTCAGATCCTCGACTCGAGGGAGTGACGGTCACGACGTGGGTTCCAGACGTGGACTTCCGAGAGTTCCCGATGATCAACCTCCGTCGCATAGGCGGGATCAGGAACCCCAAAGCACCGATGCTGCACACGCTGCCGGTGGTCGAGATGACCGCCTACACCAGAGACGGTCTCATCGAAACTGAGGAGCTGTACGAGACCGCGCTCGAGGTGCTCTACGACGCGGTGAAGAACGGAACACAAACTCCCGCAGGGTATCTGACCTCCATCTTCGAAACGATGGGTGCCACTCAGTTCAGCTCCCTCTACCAGGACTCCTGGCGTGTCCAGGGTCTGATCAGGCTCGGCGTCCGCAGACCGAGATCCACCCCGTAACCCACCAACCATTCACTGGGAGATAAACAATGGCAGAAAACGACGATGCAGTGTTGACCGCTGCGGTCGGCTACGTGTACGTCGGTGCTGCAGGCACCGCTGCGCCTTCGCCGGCCTTGCTCAAGACCATCGACCTCAGCAAGCCCGAGACCTGGACCGGTGCTACCGGTTGGACGAGCGTCGGCCACACCAGCCGAGGCACGCTCCCGGAGTTCGGCTTCGAAGGCGGCGAGTCCGAGGTAAAGGGCTCCTGGCAGAAGAAGAAGCTCCGCGAGATCACCACCGAGGATCCCATCGACTACGTGACGGTCCTCCTGCACCAGTTCGATGAGCAGTCGCTGGGTCTGTACTACGGCCCCAACGCATCTGACACCCCTGGTGTGTTCGGTGTGAAGACCGGCCAGACCAACGAGAAGGCCGTGCTGGTCGTGATCGAAGACGGCGACATGCGCCTGGGCCACCACGCCCACAAGGCAGGCGTTCGCCGCGACGACGCGATTGAACTGCCCATCGATGACCTGGCTGCGCTGCCCGTCCGGTTCACCTACCTGGACCACGAAGACGAGCTGCCGTTCTCTTGGATCAACGAAGATCTGTTCAACGTGCCCCAGGTTCCCGAGGGCTGATCCAAACTTGACAGCCACCCGGCTGTCTACCCCGGAGGGGGAGGTTTCCTTGGCGGGCCTGGCCTCCCCCTCCTCCCGCCATCTAGCCCGCCAGTACGCATTGCGTACTCCCAGAGAGTACGAAACGCACACACGAAAGGTTCGCCATGACAAATGTATTCACTCTGGACGCCCTCCGCGCCGAGACCAAGAAGCGGTACGAGCCCGTCCTGATCGGGCTCTCCGACGACGTGATCGTTGAGATGAAGCCGCTGCTGAAGCTGGGCAAGAAGTCCCGCGAAGCGGTCGTTGAAGCGTTCAAGGAGTTCGAGGACATCCCCGACATCGATGAGGACGACGACGAATCCGACGAGCTGGTGGATGAGTACTCGCTCCGGGTCTGCGACATCATCGCCAAGGCATTCCGGCTGATCGCCACGAAGCCCAAGAAGCTGATCGCCGCCTTGGACGAAGAGCCGGATCCCCGTATCCGCGCAGAGCTGTACGCAGCGGTACTCAACACCTGGAAGCGGGAGACGCAACTGGGGGAAGCCGCGTCCTCGCCGAACTGATCGACAAGTTCGGCGGGGCGATCCTCGCAGACCTGCTCCAGTACTACCGGGTAGACCTGCGCGACTTGTTCCGCGATGAGGATCCGCTTTCGCCGAGATTCGTTCTGGCCCTGGTGCTCTGCCTTCCCAAGGACGGCGCGTTCTACGCGGAACGTCGGGGTGGGCAGCAGTACCGAGGCTGGACCGAGGACCGCTACGCGCTCGCGGACATGTACGACGCCATCCAGGCAGGAAACCACATCCTGCTGCTGGCGAATCGTGATCCGAAGAAGCCAAAGCCCAAGGCACCCAAGCCATACCCGCGTCCCGACGACCTAGAGAAGACCACACCGAAGCCGGGTTCGTTCGCAGCGATGGTCGTGCGAGCGAAGAAGGCAGCTCGAGAGAGAAGGGAAAGGGAGGAGGAGAGTGCCGAATAGTGCTGGCGTAGAAGTCGCCCGGATCTCGGTCAAGGTCAGCCCGAACACCAAGGAGTTCCGCCGGGAACTCAAGTCCGATCTCGAAGAGATCGAGCGGACTATGAAGGGCGACATCGAGATCAACGGTCATCTCGATGCGGCCCAGGCCAAGGCCGACTTCAGGCGCATGATGATGCAGCTCAAGACCGAGGCTGCCCGAGGAGTACGCGTTCCGGTCGACGTGACCGTTGACAGAGACCGTAGAGGCGGTCTCCTCGGTGGGCTGCTGGGAGGTGGGGGCGGCGGCCTAGGCGACCTCGGTAACGAAGCCGACAGAGCATCCAGCCAGGTCCAACACCTCGGCAAGTCGTTCCTGGGCATGTCCCGAATGGCTTGGATGGCAACCGGAATCATCGCCATCGCCGCACCGGCCGTCGGCCTGATCTCCGGCCTGCTGGCAGGTCTGCCCTCACTCATCGGAGCGTTCGGCGCGGGGGCCGGCGCGATTGCGCTGGGCATGGACGGCATCAAAGCCGCCGCCCAGACGCTGACTCCCGCGCTCGACGCGATGAAGGCCGGGGTCTCGTCGGTCTTCGAGACCGGCCTGAAGCCGCAGTTCCAGCAGTTGCTCGGCATCATGCCGATGCTGCAGACCGGCATGGAGGGTGTCGCCTCGGGCATGGTCAGCATGTTCCAAGGCGTCACCGACGCGCTCACCACGGGCGCGGGGCCGGGGATGCTGGAGAACTTCCTGGGCAACACCAAGGGATTCTTCGAACAGCTACAGCCTGTCGCCAACCAGTTCACCCAGTCGTTCCTGACGCTGGCCAACTCAGGCTCCAACGCCTTCGGCTACCTCACCGGGTCGCTGAACACGTTCTCGACGCAGTTCAACGACATGGTCAACCGTGTTGCCAACAACGGCGTCATGGACGGTGCGATGCAGGGTCTCTCGCAGACCCTCGACGGCGTCACAAGCATGTTCACCCGGCTCATGGAGTCCGGGCTGCAGGCTATGGGTCAGCTCGGTGGACCGCTCAACACGTTCCTCGGTGGCCTCACCGATCTCGGTGTGGCTTTGATGCCAGCCCTGACCTCGCTGTCTGGGTTGCTGGGCAACGTCCTGGGGACTCTGGGCACGCAGCTCGCCCCTATCGTCACGGCGCTCACCCCTGCGTTCCAGACGCTGGCAAGCACTCTCGGCACGATGCTCACCGGTGCCCTGCAGGCGCTGGGTCCGATCCTGACTCAGGTAGCGACCCTGATCGGCACGACGCTGAACACGGCTCTGCAGGCTCTCCAGCCGATGCTGCCGTCGCTCATGCAGAGCTTCCAGCAGATCTCCGACGTACTCGTCACCAGCCTGGCTCCGCACATCCCGACGTTGGCTACGGCCCTCGGCCAGGTGGTCGGCGCGGTCGCGCAGTTGGCTCCGACGATCATCACCACGCTCGTCCCGGCGTTCGTTCAGTTGGTCCCGAAGATCGCTGAACTGGTCCCGTCCATCGTCTCGCTGGCGCAGTCGTTCGCGAACATGATGCCGACGATCCTTCCGCTGGCCCAGGCGCTCATCAGCGTGGCCGGCGCAGCGATCCAGGTCGGTGTGTCCATCGGCGGCGCGCTCATCGGTGCGATGGCGAACCTCGTGGAGATCATCACCAACGTCATCGCGAAGGTCGCCGAATGGGTGGGTAGCTTCTCCAGCGGCGCTCAGCAGATCGCGGCGAAGGCAGCAGAGCTGCCGGGGATGATTCAGTCCGCTCTCGCCAACCTGATGCAGATCGGCCTTGAGGCAGGCAAGAACCTCGTCCAGGGTCTGATCAACGGTATCGGCGGGATGATCAGCTCGGCTGTCGCCAAGGCCAAGGAGCTGGCGTCCAGTGTCGCCGACGGCGTGAAGAACTTCCTAGGGATCCACTCTCCGTCGAAGCTGTTCACCGAGTTCGGTGAGTACACCGCACAAGGTTTCGGCAACGGCATGGAGGCCGGATTCAAGCCCGTCATCGAGCGGGCGAAGGAACTCGCGGCTGAGCTGTCCAAGGCGATGGAGTCGGGCACCGACCCGTCCCTGATCCTCGGAAAGGTCAACCAGGCTGATCTGAAGCAGATGCTGGCGGCTCTCGAAGAGGAGCGCAAGCGACTCAAGGTCGAGAAGAACGGTATCCCCAAGGGGGACAAGGCAGGCCGTGAGGCGCTGCAGAACCAGCTCGACCAGATCCAGGCGCAGAAGGACATCCTGTCCTACCAGCGTGACCGCATCAAGAACGAGTCGGAGTACGGCGACGTAGCTGGCGACGACCCGTTGGTGAAGGCAGCGTCTGGCCTGATGAGCGCACCGGTCGACTTCGCGAAAGCGACTGGCAAGCAGTTCCTTTCGGACATCGGCATCAGCGGTGACGGGTTCATCTCGAAGGCGATCACCGAGGGCATCCAGTACATCTTCCAGATCGGCTCTGTCGATGAGGCGCTGTCGATTAAGGACCGCGAGGAGCGCAAGAGCGCGATGTCCATCGTGGGTCCGCGTTAAGCCATGTCGCTGACTTGACATCCACCAGGAGGTAAGCATTGATCACCGACACCATCGTTGAACTCGAGGGTGTCAATGGTGAGCGTTTCAACTTGACGACCGGTGACCAGGGCGTGTTCCTGGCCACAGACGTGGAGGGTTGTTTCTACGACCCTCCCGTCAAGGTCGTCGTTGAAGAGCCGGGGAACTACCCCGGCGCTCGCTACTTGTCCCACCGAGCCCTGAAGCGAGACATCGTCTTTGGGGTCGTCATCCTCAACGACGCGAAGCAGGGTCCGCGCTCCTGGCTGTCGCGAGACTCCGAATGGCGCAAGGCGTGGGCGTTCAACCGCACCTGCAAGCTCTACGTCACCACCCCGGACTCCGGTACCCGCTACCTGAAGTTGGCTCTGTTCGAGTCCCCCACCGTCAAGATGGACACCGATCCCCGAGGCAAACCCCTTGAGGTCACGGTGATGTCGTGCATCGCGTACGACCCGTTCTGGTACGAGGACGATGTCGTGTTCTCGGCCAAGACCAAGACCGACACCCGGTTCGACCCGTCGTTCTGGACGCCGCCGTGGCCGTGGGAGGAACTGCCCAAGGAGACGCTGCGGATCAAGGTCGGCCGCGAGCAAGGTGGGCTCAACCCCACCGACCAGTACATCTTCCCGAAGTGGACCGTTCCAGGCTCCACCGAGAAGGTGCCGAACTTCCCCTGGCCGTTCCCTCCGAACGTCCCGATCCCGTGGGAGACAGCGCCTTTCACTCAGTTCGTCATCCCGGACTACTCGTTCGAGGATGAGGAGTTCCGCAACCGCCGGCTCAAGACGCCGGGGTTGATCTACGGAGAGAACTGCGTCATCGACACCGACCGACGCGAGGAGCAGATCGCTTCCGAGTCGGGCTCCCAGGTGTGGGCGCGGATGAACGGCGTTCGCTTCCGCAACTCGATCCCGCCCTACACAGAAGAGGCTGAGTTCGTCATAGACGCATCGGGATGCGCTCCCGGACAGGTAGTTACCCTTCGGCTCCCTAGGCCGTGGTCGCGCTGCTGGGGGCTCGAGTGAGTGGTCTGACGAGCGTTCGTGAGGCCGAAGATCTCTGGCAGAAGATCCAACTGCGGCGCTGCAAGCGCGAGCAGGAGCGGCTGAAGCATCCCGACGTAGAGCTGCGTGACGGCGACTTCCACCTGCGCGGCCTGGTCGCTGGCGAGCGGGTGCTCGAGTGGGAGTTCATCGAGAACGAGACCGGCACCTGCACCCTGCAGCTCTCGCTGAGCCACTACCTGGCCAAGTGGGTGATGAACCACCGGGGTCGAGCAAAGCGCAACGTCATCATCAACATCGAGAAGCAAGGTGCTCGATGGACCGGCATGATGGACCACTACCGGGTCGTCAAGACCGACTCCGGGGACGCCTACATCGAGATCGTGTTTTTGCACGACTTCGAGCAGGTGAAGCACATCAGGGTCTGGTGCAACCCGTTCCTGCGCCCTGAGCTGCAGTTCCCCAAGGTGTGGATCATCTTCGGGCCAGCCAAGTGGTGTTTGCTGGTGACGCTGTTCGTCAACCTGCTCAGGCTCGAGACGAGCTTGTGGACGCTCCCTGATGACCCGACGGACATCAACGAGTGGATGGGTCCGAGCTTCAACCCAGCAAACTGGCGGAACATCGTCAAGCCGTTCCCCTTCCTGGCAGACAACTCACCGATCACGATGGTGTTCTCCCGGTTCGGGACGTTCTACGACACCGCGAAGCAGATCCTCGAAGACCATCAGTTGACGCTGACGTGTCGCCGGTACATCAAGGACCGCGACCCGCATCCGTTCGATGATCTCAAGGGCATCTGGGGTATCGACCCGGTCGAAGACCTGCTGCAGCTCATCCCACTTCGGGACGGCTGCGTGGTCTGGGACATCGAGGACAACTCAGGCTGGGGCACTCAGACCGCGTTCGGCGGCTCGTGGCTGACCGGGTTTGTACGAGGGATGGTCCAACTGGCCGGCGACGGCCAGGTCGAAGGCGTCGATGTGTTCACCGGTGACTACACGTTCCCCGGCGAGTACTACTCCCCGTGGTTCATGGGCACCAGCCCGAAGGCACCGCACGTCGTGTTCGAAGAGGGTCCGCTGACCGGGATCAAGTCGAGTGAGTTCTCGTACTACGAGGCCACCGACACCAGCTTCCTGGCTGGTGGCCAGTCCGCACCGGGCATCAACGAGGGCATCTCGGCCCTGGTGAACATCGGTGGCGACCTGCTCACCTCGTTCATCAACAGCCAGCTCGCCGCGCTCGGCGCGGTGGGTGGAGCGATTGACCTCCCGCCTCTGGGCGGTCTGATCGACGCGGTACTGCAGCCGCTGTACTCCGATGTGTTCGGCGCGTTCATGGAAGTCCCGACGCTGCGTGCGATGGGCATCTCGCTCCCGATCTCCGGGCTCGAGGACATCGTCACCGGACTGGGCGACTTCCACTACTTCGAGAACATGGCCGACGGGGCGATGAAGGCGTTCACGCTGTCAGCGTTCGCTGCCATCGCAGCCCAGATCCACAAGACCCGTGCTCGAACGACTCACACCCTCAAGGTGTCTGACGCCGCTCCGTATGTCTTCGCTCCAAAGCCCTACGGGCACTGCTGGATCGGAGATCGAGTCGGCACGTCGGTCCTCGGCTACCCGGTCGAGCACCAGTTGTTCGTGGAGCGGATCCGAAAGGTGAAGTACCGCATCGACAAAGACGGCATGAAGCCGTTGGAGATCGAGATCGGTTACCGCGAACCGAAGAACCCAGCACTACACATCCTCGAAGAGGTCAAGCGCGTCAACGGCGCTCTCGGCACTGCGGGGATTCTCTAACCCGCGTTCAGCCCTGTTGCGTGTTCATTTTTATTGAACCGCACAGGGATTGAACACAACCGAAAGGCACGCCGCATGATTCCCTCGCAAGAGTCTCACGATCCGCACGACCCGCGACAGCACGTCCAGTGGGCGCTACGCAATCTCCCGATGATTGCCGGCGTCGGGGCGATCACGCATCCGGGCTACTTGGCGGATTGGTCAGAGCACTTGTGGAAGTGCGGCTTTCGGCATGTCGACTGGCTCCGGGAGCTGGCTGATGAGGACGGAAACATCCACGTCAGTCAGCTTCCCGAGCAGGTCATCAAGTTTCAGAAGCCATTCCGGGGACAGCGCCACGACATGAACAACGCAGCTCGATGGGTCGGCAAAGATGAGCCGGACCCAGAGCCCGTGCGTATCCCCGACATTCGCAAGCTCACAGATCAGGAGAACCGAGCGATGCTCGCACAGTACGAACGTGATGGGTGGATCAAGGATGGATCCCCCGGCCCAGCGATGGCCGAGGTCTTCGAGTGACCCCGTTCAATCCCGACTCGTGGATGGACGTGATCGCCCTGGCGATCCTGGCTGCGTTCAGCTTCGCAGGCGTCGTCGCCCCGATCATGCTCACCAGCCACCGCAAACACGGCAAGGAGCTGGGCGTGATCAAGGAGCAGGTAGCCAACAGCCACAGCACCAACCTCCGCGACGACATCGATGAGATCAACCGCATCATCCGCGAGGGATTCGCAGAAACCCGCAGGGACATCAGCGGGATACGAGAGGACATCCGCGTCGAGCGCCTCGAACGAATCGAAGGCGACAGGGTCCGCGTGGTCTACACCAACGGAGGTTAAATGACTTACCCCACTTCGCCTTTGGAGGCGATAGGGGCTGACGGCGCATTCGAGATCGGCGGTGGCGACTGGAGCTTCGGCCAGGACTACACCGAACAGGCCATCCGGGCACTGTTCACAATGCCAGCGGTCACGATGGGGAACGCTCTCGACCTGCTCGAGGAGCACCTGCTGAAGCTGCCTCTGGAGGCGCTGCAGGGCTTCAAGGACATGATCCCGGACTGGGTCGAGGGCGCGTTCGACACAGTCACCGGGGCTGTCCAGGCCATCATGAACTCGCTCCAAGACGGCCCGCTGTTCCTGAAGTTCGCCGAGTTCCAGCTCTTCCTACAGAGGCTGCTGAACAACCCGGCCGAGGTCATCGGTGAGATCCCCCAGGCGTTGATCGACGGCCTGCAGGACGCTCTCAACACCGTGAGCAACACGATCCAGACCATCGTGGACATGCTCCTGCAGGCGCTAGGCATCACCCCGCAGGGCGAGCTGATCGACCGGATCTTCGACCTCAGCGACGAGATGGAGTGGCTGCAGAACACCGCATCCCAGGCCGCTACCGGCATCCAGCAGACGTGGAATCAGTTCTGGGGAGCCCTGACTGGGCGTACCCCCGACCAGGACCAGACGGTGCTGGAGCCTGCCCAGCAGATCGGCGAGCTGGCCGGCACAACGTCCTCGAACTCCTCTGCCATCGCAGAGCTGCAGCGTCGACTGGACGACCAGAACCAAACCGGCGTAGCCGGTGTGGACGACTTCGAGCGAGTCAACACGACCAACGTCGGCCCCGGCTGGGCCGAGTTCTACACCCGTGGAGCTGGCAACGGCTTCTACTCGATCCCGGACGGCCACGAGTGCCGCTGGACCGACCAGGGCGCGCAGCAGAACACCGCCACGTTCGTCAGGACAAACCCTGCGGACGAGAAGACGCTCACCGACTTCCAGAAGATGACGCTCGTCGTCGGCACGATCTCCGGTGAGGCTGCTGGCCCGTTCCAGGGCGGCTCACACATCCGGCTCTGGGTCCGCGTCAACGACAACGCCCCGACCGTAGGCATCACCGACGGCGTGTACGTCGAGATCGGTGGAGCGAGTCTCGCTCAGTTCGGCTACCGCCGCAACGGCACCGACACGTTCGTGGGCTCTTCGTTCAACTGCTCCTGGGGAGCTGGGTCGATCTTCTCGATCAACGCGGGAACGGTCGACGGCATCGGCAAGTTCGAGTTCTACAAGAACGGATCCCGGCTGGCATCGTGGTCAGACGACGCGGCCGTCACGGCACGCGGCGCGAGCAACCGCCGCTGGGGATGGGAAGGTCAGGCTCGAAACCGCAACCTCGGCCAGGGCACACCGTGCTCGGTCACGCGGGTGACGATCACAGACAACGACCCGGCAGGGGTCGGAGCCACAGCGATCCCCTACGACCTGAACTACGTCCACAGCGTGGGCAAGCGAGTGGTCGGCGTGGGAGACAACCCGTTCGGCGTCAAGCTCCAGAGGTCCGTGACGTTCAGCTCACTGACGTTCCGCTGCGCCACTGCGGATCCTGCTGGTGGTAACACCATCGTTGAGCTGAGGAAGAACGGCACCGCAGTAGCGACAGCAGTTCTGCCGGCGGCAGCTCAGATCTCAGGAGCGACGGCGACCGGTAGCTGGACGTTCGCCGCAGGCGACATCCTCACCGTCTACATCTCGACGGTGCCCTCCTCCAATGCCGGATCTGGCTTGGTGCTGGATGCGATGGGGGTCGTTCTGTAATGCCCCTTCTCGTAGTCCGAGCACTGAAGTCTGTGCCCAGCTTCGAGCCGGTGCTCACCCCGATCACGACGGTCGGCGCGTACACCTACGTCATCCCCTCGGACGCCCGATTCATCGACGTGATCCTCCTCGGAGCCGGCGGAGGTGGACAGGGCTTCTCATCGGCCGGCATCTGGGGCCAAGGCGGCTTCGCCGGGAACTGGGTGACCGTCACGCTAGAACGCGGGATCCACATCCCGATGTCCACCACGCAGATCACTGGCGTCATCGGCACAGGCGGCGACGGTGGGGCTGGCGCGTTCATCGCGCAGAACCCAGGCAAAGCCGGAACCGCTACGACGGCTATCGCCACAGGCATGGCCTCTCTGTCTGCTGCGGGAGGTGCCGGCGGAAACAGCGGCGGCAGCCTCGACTTCACCGGAAAGTCGCCCGGAAGCCGCACCTACAACAACCAGCTCTACGAAGGCGGCGCTGCGGCGTCGGTCGGAGCAGGCAACCCGGCCGGCGGTGGTGGGGCAGCAGGGCAGATGTCCTACCCAGCGCCTCAATCGACCGGAGGTAAGGGAGCTAGAGGCCAGGCGTGGTTCTACGCCTACTAGGAAAGGATGAAATGACACCCGACGAGATGTATACGTTCGCGGTCTACTACGAGTTCCGGCCGAGCCCGGAGAGTGAATGGCAGGAAGTCGTTGCTGTCCAACAGACTTTGGCTGAGGCCCAAGCTGTCTTCAACGGCATATCCCCCATCGCCTACACCAACGAGAACCTACGCAACCTGATGCTTGCGTATACCCCGAAGATCGACTGGCAGCAGTACTCGTAACAAGAAACCCCCTCTCAGGGCTCAACGGCCTTGGGAGGGGGCTTTTTGTGTTTCTGAGGGTACCGTCAATTGGTATGAAGCCCATCGCGGATATGTCGCCCCGAGAGCGGGAGCTTCTGATTCACGACCTGGAGATCGAACACAGGGCGGCGATAGTCGACGCCGCCAAGATCAAGCGCCAGATGCGAGAACTCGCCGCCGAACTCGAAGCCAAGGAGACCCGCATCCGCGAGGTCGAGGACGGTATCGCCGTCTTACGCGGGCTTTGACGCCAGCTCCGACATCCTCTTCGCGATCTCCTCGTCACGAGCCTCAGAGGCCATCTGATACTTCATCGCCATGCGTGGAGTCGTGTGGCCCAACCTCACCATCAGCTCCTTGGTCGTCGCGCCGGCCTGGGCGGCGTAGGTCGCGCCCACGGCCCGGAGATCGTGGATGCGGAGATCGGTTCGGCCGATCTTCCGGTAGCCCTTCTTCAGCGAGCGGGTGAACGCCGACTTCGACAGCCGTTCGCCCTTGGTCGTGGTCACCAGCAGAGCCTCTGGCCCCTTGCTCATCTTCGTCCGGTCCTTCATGTGCTCTCGGACCATCGCCGCGACGTGAGGCGGAACGGACACCGGCCGCTTCGACCGGACGGTCTTGGTGTTGCCGACGACGATCTTCCCCCGCACCGGATACGCCCCACGGCGAACCCGGAACTTCATCGTCACGCCGTCGTCATCGATGTCCTTGCGGCGAAGCTCGATCAGCTCGCCGAACCGCAGGCTCGTCCACGCCAGGATGTAGACCGCCACCCTGTAGTGCTCCATCACCTCGGCCGCGACCGCGTCCAGCTCCTCCGGGGAGAGAGCTTCCACGTCGCGCTCGTTGGGAGCCTTCTGCTCGATCCGGCACGGGTTCTCTGCCAGTAGCTTGTCCTCGACAGCGGTGTTCATCACCGCCCGGAGGACGATGTACGCGTGCCTGCGAGCTGTCGGGTACTTGTTGCCCACGCCGGCCCACCACGCCCGGACGAGGGCCGGTGTCATCTCAGCGACCGGCGTCTCCCCCAGGATGGGATAGATCCGCTTGCCCGCGTGGAACTTGTACAGCTCCCTCGTGCCCTCAGCGAGGTCACGCTCCTCGATCCACTTCCGGGTGTACTCCTCCAAGGTGATGGCGCTGGCCACTGCCTTCTTCAGACGCTCCTCGGGTGGCGTCCACTGCTCCATCTCGATCAGCCGCTTCTCGGCTGCGAGCCAGGCTTCGGCGTCCATCTTGTTGTCGTAGGTCTGCGGCGCGTAGTACCGCTGACCGTCCAACGGACAGACGTATGAGGCTTGGACTCGACCGCTGCGCTGCGTCTTCAGCGATCCCCAGGATCGTCGTGACTGAGCCAAACTAGTTCTCCTCTCTCCCGGTTGAGAGGGTACCGAGTTGCAACTCTATTGCAACTCTCGTGCTGTGGCGCGCTGTGATGACCTGGGATTTCTTGTTACTTCAGGGTTGCAGTCGGTAGGGGGTAAAAACATGGTCTGAGCTGGGCGAATAGTCGAATGCAACACCCATTCTTCCAAACTGGTGATGCCGGTTCGATCCCGGTCGCCCGCTCCGCAGGTCAGAGGGTGTTTTTGCCCTCTGGCCTTTTTTCTTTCCAGGGTCGTGCAACTCTAGCGCGACTCCCCTGACCTGGGCATACGCAGTTGCAACCTCGGGCTTCTCTGGCTATTTTCACTGCTGACAAACGAATAAGAGCCCCCCGCCTGCGGGAACAGACGAGGGGCATTCACACCAGATTGGAGCTGGTGCAGTGAAGATTCTCTCACGCGAGAAGGTTGCACTGAGAGTTGCAACCGCCGGAACCGTCGCCGTAGGCGGTATGGCATTCGCCCTCTCGTTCACGGCCCTCAGCGAGCTGTCAGCGGACAACGGAGTCAGCCAGGCGTGGCTCATCCCCCTCGTAGTCGAGGGAGGGATGGTCGTGGCAACAGCGGCCACCGTGACGCTGAAGGACCACCGGTGGCTCGCCTGGACGATGATGGTTCTCTCCTCGCTGGCGGCAGTCGTCGGGAACGTGGTTCACGCTCAACCTCACGGCGTCATCGCGATGGTGATCGCGGCGATCCCGCCGCTGTGGCTCCTGGCCTCAGCCCACCTGACGGTGATGCTGGTTCGACAGGACGGTGCGGAACCGAATCAGATCGATACGGAAGAGCACACGGTTCTGGTCGCAGCTTGACTGCGCCCGACCGGGAATGAAATACATAGAAAACCTATGGAGTTAGGAGGCACAAAAAAAGCCCCGGAAGAGCCAGCTCGAAAGCCAGCCCCTCCGGGGCATCGTGTCCTACTTTCCAATGGGCCGCATCAACGCCTCGACCGAGTCGCGCTCGACGCGAATCAGCCGGGGGCCGAGACGAACAGCCTTCAGCTTGCCCGCCGCGATGTAGTTGCGGACGGTGTTGGGGTGGACGCCGAGGTAGTCGGCGGTCTGCTGGATCGATGCGCGAGGTGGCATCGTCGTGGTCCCCCCGATCATCGATTGTCGCCTGAGCCCTGCAGCACGCCGCGATCCTTGCGGCTCGCCAGCTTCGCGAGGTTCAGCTCCGCGACCATCGACAGCGACGTGTCCACCTGAGTGGCCAGTCGTGCCAGGTACCACTGAACGTCGCCCAGCTCGGCCTCGAGGTCGGCGCGGTTCTTCGGGGTGATCTCGCCCTTCTGATCCCGCATGATCTTCTTGACCTTGTTGGCGATCTCACCAGCTTCGCCGACCAGACCCAGCGTGACGTACGCCAGAGCCTCGATGCTGGAGCTGTCACCAGCTCCGGGGTAGATGGCCGTCTCGTCGGTGGCCTGTTGGTAGTTGGTGAAGGTGGTCAACGGTTGAGTTCCCTTTCGAGTTCGAGGATCTGGGCTTTGAGCCCTTCGTTCTCCAGCAGCGCCTCAGCGAGCTGGCCCTGAGCGATGTCGTTGGCCTCGTCCTTGCGGGTGGCTTCGTCAATCGCCTCATGCAGCCGGCGGATGAGATCTGGTACGGCACCGTGCAACCCGGCGATGAAGTCGGCGTCGGCCTCGTTGAAGACCGACCCGATCCACGTACGTTCCTTGGTCACTTGGTCGACCGCGAAGATCTGCCACGGGATGTTCTCGTCGTCGTCCCGCTCAGGCATCCAGTAGCGATGCTCGGCCCAGGTGGACTTGGCCCACTGCTGATACAGCACGTCGAAGAACTCGTGATCCTGCTGGTCGGTGTCGATCACATGTACTCCTTCTCGATCCGGTCGAACGCACGCGTCTGCACCCGCATCTCCAGGTCGACCGTCCGCTTCAGCCAGGCCCACTCGCCGTCGTGGTTGATCTCCCACTGGCTCTTGAATGTCACGCTGTTGACGAAGAAGTCGACGGTCAGTGTGTTGATGTCGAAGCGGCCACCGGGCGTGAAGCTGATGCCGTCCTCTGCGATGTGCCAGGGCAGCTCCCGGCCGTCGAAGTAGACGGCCCGGTCTGTCACCAACACATCAGGTGCGTGGTGCTCGGTCACATGAGCCCCCTGTCCTTCAGGGCGTCGACCAGGCTGTCGAACAGCTTGTGGACGTGCCAGCGGAACTGCTGGGGGTCACCCTTGATCTCCGGGGTGGTCGTCGTGTTGATCTCGATGCGCTCGTCGCCGTACTCAAGCGTCAGCTTGAACGGGACCGGCCGGAACGCTTCCGGCTTCACGCCGTCGCCCTCGCCGTGCCACTGCAGGTTCAGCCCGAACCCCATCAGCGGAAGTCCTCCACGTTGTGGGCGTTGAGGACGTAACGAATCGGAGGGGCCGTGACGTAGTCCTTGATGACTCGCAGCGACTCCGCGATGTCGATCAGCGCGTACGCCTCGGCATCCGAGTGGTGAGCTACGCGCCGCTTGGCCTCGGCCAGGTAGTCCCGCGCCATCAGCGCCGGCCCAGGTAGGGGATGACGCTCGCCCGGAACTCGAGGAACACCGTGTCCTGCGGGGTGTCCTCCGGGACGCGCTCGGGGCGCTCGGCGGTGAAGACGCCGATCTCGCCACCCTCGATGGTTCCCAGCTCGTTGAGCTTGTGGATCGCCAGACCCATCAGCTCCTCATCCAGCCCATTTGGCGCTGGCAGAACAACTTTGGCTTGTGGCATTAGGTTCTCCTCCATGCAAATTGAAACTCGACCTCTGACATATGGACAAAGGCCGTGTCGTACTTCTCCATCGGAACGATTGCTCGGATGAGCATCAGCTCGTCGTTGTCGTCGCAGTGCGAGATGAGAGCCCAGAGGTTCCCTCTGTAGAGAACCCTGATGCCCTCGAACTCAGGTGGCAGCGCCATCAGGCAGCCACCAACAGGTACGGGTCGGTCACGTTGGGGCGCTCAGCTTCTGGGACGTACATCGATCCCCACGACCGGCCTCCGACCTCGGGGTCGGTGCCGATGAGCACCGGACCCATCTGTTCCTGCATCAGGTGACCGATGTGTGCAGCGGCTCTCTCAGCCTCTGAGGCTGGCAGAGACGCCACGATCTCGTCGTGGATGGGTAGACGTAGGTACGGGGTGTATCCGGCCTCGTGTAGGCGAATCAGAGCCCGACAGGTCACATCCCGCGACGACGACTGGATCATGTAGTTCAGCGCGGAGTACGTCCGGGAACTGTCCACCGGCAGCCGCCGGCCCATCGCGTTGACGATGTAGCCGTTGCGGCCAGCTTCCATCGCCAGCTTCTTGCTCAGTCGCTCCACTCCGGGGTACGTCGCAGAGAACGCCTCGTGGACTCGCTTGGCCACAGGGATCGAGATCCCCACAGCCTCAGCGAGAGCCTTCGCCCCACCGCCGTAGACCTTCTGGAAGTTGGCGGTCTTCCCGACCTTTCGAGGCACATTCGCCGCGTCGGCGGTCATCTGGTGGAGATCCGCGCCGTTCTCGAACGCCTCGATCATGTTGCGGTCGCCCGACAGCGCGGCCAGGACGCGAAGCTCCTGCGCCTGGTAGTCGACCGAGGCCATGACATCGCCTGGCTCAGCGACGAAGCACCGACGCACCAACCAGTCCGACGACGGCAGCGTCTGCGCCGGGATGCCGGTGATCGACATGCGCGAGGTCCGCGCCTGCAGCGGGTTGATGAACGTGTGGCAGCGATCCTCGGAGTCCCTGGTGTCGAGGAACTTCTGGACCCAGGTCTTCCGCCACTTCCCCAGCTTCTTGGCCTCTTGAGCGATGGCGGCTAGCTCGTTGCCCTCGCTGACGAGCTTCTCGAGCAGGCTCTTGTCCACCTGGCGCTTGCCGGTCTCGGTGCGACCGGTGATCTTGACGCCCATCTCCTCAAGCCCCTCGGCCAGATCCTCGGTCGAGTTGACCTTCTCCACGCCGTACTCGGTGAAAGCGATTGCCTCCCAGACCTGTTGGTCTGCCAGCCACTTCTCGGCGAGAGACCGCGAGTACTCCACATCGAGCAGGAAGCCTTGCCGGTCGATGTAGCTGCAGATCTCGCTGATCTTGTGCTCGTAGGGCACCAGCGACCGACTCACGTCGGGCACCAGCGGCGTCAGGCTCTTGCAGACCCTCGCGGTGAAGATCGTGTCCATCCCGGCGTACAGCAGGTACTCCGGGTGGAACAGGTCGATGGTCGACCAGATCTTGGCCTTGGTCGTCTTGTGCTCGGCGGCGAGCTTTGCCATGAGCTTCTTGACCTTCTCGGCCTGGTCCTCGGAGATGAACTTCGCGATCAGCTCTTCGAGCGAGTGACCGAACCCGCCGGCCTCGAAGGGCCGGGGGTCCACCAGCTTGGCCAGGATCTGCGTGTCGAGCACGCGGGGCCACAGACCCTCCATCTCGATCCCGAAGCACTGGTCGAGCACCTGGAGGTCGAACGAGGCGTTCTGGAGCACCATGCGCTTGAGAGCGCCGATGGCGATCCGCACGTCCTCGATGAACACATCGCCCAGCTCCACCGGCACCACCCAGGCTTCGTCCTGAGTACCGAACTGGACCAGGCGGCACTCGAACGTGTCGCTGTAGATGTCCAGCCCGGTGGTCTCAGTGTCGACGGCGAGGCAGTTCAGGTGAGCCCGGATGAAGTCGCGGAAGCCTTCCAGATCCTCTGGGGTTTCAACGACGTTGATGGTGACGAGGTCTCCCTGAACCTCATGCCGCAGCTCGATCACTGATCCTCCTTAGTACTCGTCTCGGACGAAGCCGACTGATGAAAATGTGCGAGTTACTTTGTCGTGCTGGACGATTGGTCCGACGATCTCGCGGCTCGCTTTGCCGTCAGCGGTGAACCTGGCGGCGATCATGTTGTGCTGCCACACCGAGACGAGACCGACGCTGCCGCCGAACGTGATGGTGCCGTTGTCTGTGGCACCCTTGTATCGCACGGTGTTCTCATCGATTTCGGCGATCTCCTTCATCAAGTCAATCGCCTTGCGGCGCAGGCCAACAGCCTGCACATCGATCGGCAGGGCGTCGTCTACCGGGACAGCCAGGATCGCGACGATACGGTCAGCCATCAGTGGTAGATCCCCCGAACGGTGCGAGAGATCGTGGCCGGGTTCACGCCGTAGTTGTCGGCGAGATCCTTCTGCTTCATCCCACCCCGATATGCCTCGCGGATGTCCTTGACCTCACGCTCGGTGAGCTTCTTCCGGTTCGGCCGGCTCGGGCCGGTCTCAGGCTTGACCTGAGCCAACGCCTTGCCGAACAGCTCGTTCTGTCGGCGCTGCTTGGCCCGCAACTCCCGGTTCGCTGTGGCATACGCCGTAGCGCGACCGGCCAGACGCTCGTTGGCTTCCCGCAGGATCTCGTTCTCGCCCAGCAGGTTCGTGATCCGGTAGTTCGCATCTCCCAGTTCGGCCTTGGCCTTGCCAAGGTCTTCGGCGAGCTTGACGTTGGCTGCTCTCAGGTGCTTCTTCCTCACTCAGCGCCCCTCTCTCGACGGAAGTGTTCGTACTCTTCTTCGGTCATGTAGTAGTAATCAACGACCTTGTCCCAGTTGAAGGTTCGGGATGCGCCGTCATCGAACGCGATGATCAGGACACCCTCTTGGGTGTCGAGGATCGGCTCACCAGCGACGAGGTGGTAGCGGTCCTCGAGGTTCACCGCAGTTGCTCTGCGTGCCATGTCAGCTCCTCTCAGTAGCTGTAGGGGGTGGTCGGAATGTCCTGGTAGGTGTTGGGAGCGACCTCCCGGAGCTGCCTCAGCAGTTCCCCTGCCAGTTCTCGGATTTCGGCATCCGCGGCCTCGTGCCAGCGGGCCTTGATGACGTAGCGCCACGCCCGGTGGTTGCCGGTGACGACCATCGGTGAGTTCGTCATGTTCGGCAGGACAGACCGTGCCGCTTCACGAGCCTGCTTGCGACTGCGCCCTGCCTCGATCAACCCGGTGTAGATGAGGTTGTACGCGTCCCAGGCTGCGCCGACAGCCTCGTTTATCGCCCTCGGGAGTTCGTGGTGGTATGGACCGCCTTCGAGGTAGTCCAGCGTCGGGTGCTTGTGGGTGCCCAGAGGGATGGGGTCCACATACCGCTGTGAGACAACGGAGAACGACAGGTGGCGGTGACGCTCCAACTCGGTCAGCACCGACCTGCTGGCCTCGATGTAGAACGTCGCGCTGGCATGTTCCAGCACCGACTCATGCCCGACTTCGAGGATGTGCTTGAGGTAGTCCTCGTTGGATGCGGTGGCCGGATTCGGCCGGTGGAAGCTGCGGTAGCAGTTCCGGCCGGCGAACTCAGCAAGCTCGTCGGCGTCTTCGTGGATCTGGTCGCCCCACTCATCCCACTCGGTGGCTACGTCGTATCCGATGTCGGACAGGTCGCCTGAGTAGATGTGGGTTGATGCGATTAGTTGGACTTTCATACTCTCCGCTCAGAGTTGTTGTGTGGCTTGGGATGAGGTCAGCGGGTGGGACTTAGAAGCCCCGCTACAGCTCCACTCCGCTCGTTACCGGCTTCTCGACCTCGGTCCCGGTGGATGTCAAGTAGTCGACATGACTACTTCTTGTCGGGCCACTGCGCGTCACACTGCTGATCGCGAGGCGCGGTGCAGGAGAACAGCGCGTACGGCTTGCCCGTCTTCTTCGAGATGCCCGACTTGTAGACCATCTCGCCGTGCTGGCAGTACTTCTTCTCGCCGCCAGGCGCTTCCTGAGCTGCCTGCGGCGCACGAGACTGCTGCTGCTGTCCACCGCCGCCGCCCTGGGCCGGCGCGGAGCCACCGGAGCCCGCGTAGTGGCTGGCGATCTGCTGGACCTTGTCCATCAGCGCCTTGAACTCAGGCGTGATCACCTTCTCCAGAACGTCAGCCGGATCGGAGCCCTTCACGACAACCCACGGGTCGCTGTACGCGCCCGCGAACTTGAACGTGGCCGAGACCCCATCGGTGGAGTGCTGAACCGCCACCGAATCGACAGCAGCCGCTGTGGCCGTCGTCACCGGAGCCGGGGTGGGCTCGGGTTCCGGCGTCGGCTCGGGCTCTGCAGGGGCGGTGCTCCAAGGATCTTCGTAGGACAATTAGTTACCTTTCACTTAATTGGGCATGCGCCGTTGGCGCACTCTTCATCGACACCGTCGGAGACGGCTTTTGCGACAGCAGATTCGTACTGCTGCTTCGTGATTCGCTCGTACGGAGCTTGCGGGAAGCTCGACTCAGGGAAGATCGTGGAGCCCTTGATGAGCCCTGCGAACCTCTTGAGATCGGCCGCAACATCCTCGGCCTCGTAGGCGTCTGGATGGACGTTGGCGGTGAACGACACCGCGTTGTCGGCCCAGCACGTCTGGTAGAGCGCCTGGAACGCCAGGAGCTGGTGTAGAGTCAACTCGTCTGCTGACTCAACGATCTCCTCGTCCCAACCGAGATCCTCGACAGCCTGAACCAAGGTGTCCTTCGTCGGGATCGACACCACCTCGGTGTTCGGGGCGAAGAGATCCTTCTCGATCTCGTACCCTTCCTGCGCCAGCTTCCTCAGCTCAGCCATGTCGCTGTTCTCGTTGAACCGGATGCGCCGGATGAAGTACCGCGAGAAGATCGGGTGGATCCCCTCCGAGACTCCTGGCATCTTCGCCACCGTGCCGGTGGGCGCGATGGTCCGCTTCTTCACCGGGACCGGGATCCTCAGATCATGGGCGAACCGTTCGGCCTCTGAGTCGACCTCAGAGGCCATCTCCCGCAAGAACTGGGTGAACCGCTTATCTCCGGGTGCCTCGGAGTATCTGCGGCCTGTGAGGGCCAAATAGGAGGCAACTCCGAGATGACCCACACCGATGCGTCGGTTCCGGTCCAACACCTCCCGCGACTTCGGGTCTGCCACTTCCGAGAACGTCGCCCGGATCAGGAATCTCGTCATCAGACGATGCGCCCGGATCAAGTCGAGGTAGTCGGTCTTGCCGGCCGGCGTCACGAACGCCGCCAGGTTGATGTGGCCGAGGTTGCACGGCTCCCACGGTTCGAGAGTGATCTCTCCGCAGGGGTTGGTGCAGACCACCCGGTTGGGCTCCCCGACGTTGGACAGCGACGAATCCCACATCCCCGGCTCGCCGTTGCGGACGGCTCCCTCGGAGAGCGCCTTGAGCACTCGGTGGGCTCGCTTCTGCCGAGGCATGTCCTCGCGTGCGACCGCGAAGCTGCCGTAGCCCGCCTTGGCCAGACGCCAGAACTCGTCATCGACCTCGACCGAGATGTTCGTCGTCCAGTGCTCGCCAGTGCTCGCCTTGATGTCGATGAACTTGTCGATCTGGTGGTCGGCCCAGTGCATCATCGACATCCGCGCCGACCGGCGCACACCGCCGGCCACCACACACTGAGCGATGGCGTGATCGACCTCCATCGCGGCGATGCCGTCGAGAGTGATGCCCGCGTACTCCGAGAAGATGTCGGCTACCTTCTGCAGCATCTGAGCGAACGGCAACGGGCCGCTCGCCACTCCACCGAACGTCTTGAGCTTGGCCCCCTGCGGCCGGATGCGGCTCACGTCGTACACCCGTTGGTAGTGGACCGTGCCGGGGCGGTAGTGCGTGTCGATCAGGTCGACCAGCGCAGCAGCCCAGCCCTCTCGGGAGTCCTCGATGGCGTAGGCACCGGCCCAGTCGTGGCTGTAGTGCTCCGACAGGATGCCCGCGTCCTTCATCGCCTGGTAGTCGACATGGTCTGGGTCACAGACGATCTCGACCCGCAGAGGATTCACGACCTCGGGGTAGCCTTCGAGGTAGTGGTTCGAGTAGTTCGCCCCGACTCCCCCGCCCTCCATCAGGCGCATGAACGTGAACTGGAAGTGCTCGGAGATCTTCTCGGGCCACCCACTTACCCAGCAGTTGAACAGGTGCTGGGCGTTCTTGACGCCCGAGGCCCACAGATGTCGACCAGCGGGCAGGATCTTGAACTCCCGCATGAGTCGGAGCAGATCTTCTCGCTCTCCTTCGAGCTGATACCGAGGATGAACGAGTGCGAGGTTCCCAGAAACCACTCGATCCACAGTTTCCGGCCAAGTTTCTCGGCTTCCGTCAGGCTTTGTCCTGGCGTACGTACGGTTGTAAACCAGTTCACCGGTTGGCCCCCAGGGGATTTCGTCAGACAACTACTTCCTCTCAGTCAGTTCGTATCGCTTGAAATAGGCGTCGGCAGAGTCGCCGCCAGAGAACGAGACGCCGTACTCGACCGGCCCTGCGCCGCGCACCTCGCAGGTGACGACGCCCTTCTTTCCCCGGAACTGCTTCCAGGTGCCTCTGGATCGGTACTTGGTCTCGTCCCGCTGGACGATGACCTTGGTGCCCTTCTTCATGCCGACTTCCGTTCTCCGTAGCCGGGAGTGAAGCAACCCCCGACGTACAGCTCGAGGTCTTCCTGCGGCCAGTTCTCCAGCCGCATCGGCTTCTGGTGCGGGAACAGCTCCGGGAACACCTCGGCTCGGTACAGCTCCGAACCGGGCATCCCGTTGAACGTAGGATCAAGAATGTTGTGCATGGCACCTCCCTCCCAAGAACTCGGAGATCGGCGGCTCGTAGAGGTAGTCGTCCCTCAGCTCGGGGTTCTCGATGAGCATGATCGCGATGTTCGCCGTGGGGTCAGAGTGGCCGTCCCCCTGCGACTTTCGGATGTCAGGGAAGATCGCGTGCTTGCTGCCCGGACCATCCTTGACGATGACCTTGCCCTTGTCGTCCTTCTCCACGCCGGCCGTGATCGCGATGATGTTGACGTGCTCGGTCAGCGACTTGTGAGCGCGGAACAACCGGTTCTGGCCGCTCTTGTCCTTCGGGGATACCCCGTCGGTGTAGCGGCTCCTGATCGCCTCGGCGTAGCCCTCGTTCTGCGCGTCCAGCGCCTTCAGAGCCAGCGGGAGGATGTCGACCAGATACCGATTGGTCGACGCCCCCTGCAGAGCCTCTTTGACGTTCTCCGACGAGTAGTGGCTGCGCTCCTGGAACAGGTCGCGGGCCTTGGCCGCTCCCGACAGGATGTTGCGAACCTGGTTGCGGACGTAGAGAACCGCCTCACCCGGATGCTGACGCTCCAGCGTCTTCTGGATGTACGGGCTCTCGAGGTACCAGACCCACAGCTCTTGGATGATCTCCTCGGCCGTCAGGTTGGTCTCCCAACCGATCAGCGCCTTCCGGGTGGCACGGCTGAACAGCTTGCTGATGTCGTCGGTCAATCCATCACCTTCCGTAGGTATTCGTCCCGGTCCAGTCGGGAGTCCAGTCCGCGTGTCACCTCCTCTGCGAAGACCTCGCGGACCTCCCTGGAAGTGATCTGGCGCGAACGTGCGTTCTTGTGCAGGTACGGGAGCTTGGTGGCTGTCAAGTTCACACCGTCCAAACGTCGCCATCGACCGTGAAACGGCCGTTCGAGATGGGAACCAGCTCGGGCTTGACGTGGTTGCCGTCCACCGTCAGGATCCCGAATCCCTGCTGCCAGTTGGCTGTTCCACCTTTGAGGTAGGTGGCTAGCTCCATCGACATCAGGTTGCCGACCTCCATGCCCCACAGAGCTTTGGTGATCTTGCCTCCGTAGCCCTTGGTGTCGTGCTTGAGCCCCATCCGGTGGGTGTGGCCCATGATCACCGACGTGTTGAACCGGATCGCCGCGTTCAGCGCGGTGTCACCCGCCTTCTGCGTCAACCGAATACCGCCACGGTGGCCGTGCGTGGTGATCCAGCCCGGAGCCACCTTGTAGAACTCAGGTAGCACCTCGACGCCGAAACCGTCGAAGTCCAGCAGGTTCTGGAACCGGAACTCGTCGGCGAACTCGACCAGGGCCGGCGCGTACTTCGCCAGGTAGTCGAACGGACGGCTGTCGTGGTTGCCCTCATGGACGCCCACCGGGCCGTCGTAGATCTCCCGCAGAGGAGCCAGGAACCGCGTCTTGCACTGCTCGGAGTCAGGCTTGATCCGCTGAGCGAACTCCTCGGCTGTGCCCTTCGTCCACCGAGACGGGCTCGGGTAGTCCATCAGATCGCCGATGTGGATCACCCTGTCGGGCTGGTAGGCACCGATGAAGTTGATGACCGACCGCACCGCTCTGCGGTCATCGAACGGGATCTGCGTGTCGCTGATGATGACGATTCGCTGGCTCAAGAAACAACCTCCGTGAAGGGAATCCCGCCTGGGTGGCCGTCTTCCACGCTCTTGCGTGGGTTTTCGCAGCGCCAGTCCCGAGGATCGACAGAGCCGCGATACCAAACGTCGCCGTCGTCGTCCACGACCTTCTCCACGTCTACCGGGATCTCCTCGTTGAGGAACTCGAACTTGCGACCTGCCTTGGCCAGGTACCGCTGATCCTTGGGGAGCTGCATCTTCTCCAGAACCCCTGCGTAACCGGCGATGTCGACCACGGTGTCTTCGTGGTAGCCGTTCTCCATGAACCTGGCGATCTTCAGCAGGATCATCATCACAGCCACGTCCTCCGGGGTGAACTCGACGCCGCGCTTGTACGCGCCCCACAGGGTCGCGATGCGCTGGTGGTTCTCCTTGGCGTCTCCGTAGTCCTTGGCGCGCTGGCCGTTGATGATCTCTTCGGCGGTGGTCAGAATGCTCACAGTCCAGTCTCCGATGCGGTGTAGTACTCGATCAGCTCATCGAGCTGGTCCGGTTGATAGCCGAGGATCGGCTTGTGGGTGTCGGTGACGACGACGGGAACCGACATCGCGTTGAGCACCTTGGTGACGTAGTCGTACGCCTCGGAGTTGGTCGTGACATCGACTGCGTCGAAGTCGATCCCGGCTCCGGTCAGCTTGTCCTTGACCCGCTCGCACGGCTTGCAGCCGGGGCGGGTGTACACCGTCACCGGTGCGAACAGCGTCCTCACACTGCCACCGCTTTGAATGGTCCGGCGTGCCAGGAGACGGCGGTGGGGATCTCGATCCACCCTCCGCTCCAACCACCAAGGCTGTCCACGTCTGCGGTGTACGCCGTGATGTCGCGGCTCAGCTTGATGTAGACGCCATCCGGCCCCTTGACCAGGAGCGACAACGGAACATCATCCCAGGTCTCGAAGACCGACTCTTCCAATTCGAACATCAGATCCTTTCCAGCAGAGCTGATTTGCCCTGCGATGTGACTAGTGAGTTGACATCCTCGCCATCTGGCATCGGGATGATTCGTGCGTTCGGCAGCGTCTTCGCGACCGACCTGGCGAACTCCATGCCTGGCTCATCGCCGTCAGCCAGGATGTTCACGTTCCGGTAACCGAGGAACAGCTCGCGGAAGTGCGGCTTCCACATCTGCGCTCCGGGGACTCCCACGGTCGGGAGACCGGCTAGTTCGGCTGTGATCGCGTCGATCTCGCCTTCTGTGATTGCCATGTCCCGCGAATAGCGGGTCAGCGCAACCGTGTTGAACAGCCGGGGCTTATCCCCGGCGATGGTCATGTACTTCGGCTTGCCGTCATCGAGACGGCGGAACCGAATCGATGAGACCGACCAGTTGCGCCAGGGGGACCACCGCATGTACGGGATCGCGAGGCAGCCTCGGTACATTTCATGCCCAGGGAGTGGGTCGTCCACGAATCCCAGACCGAACCGGCCTGCTGGGCCTAGTGGCACTCCCCTGCTCGCCAAATACTCGGCGGCTGGGCTTCCGTTGAGGCTTTCTCGATACCGGGACGTTGCCTCCCACAGATAGGTTCTCTGCGATTCGGACAGCCTCTGCAAAACTCACCTCCTCTTCATGTCGGATGATCGAGATCACGTCTCCCCTGACCCCGCAGGCCATGCAGTTGTAGCCCTGGAGGTCGTAACTGACTGCCGCAGACGGCGTTTCGTCGCCGTGGAAGGGACACAGGCACTTGTTCCACTCGTAGTGGTTAGGTGGAGGTTCCCAGTCCGGGTGGTAGCGAAGAATCGCCCTCGCGATGGGCGAGTCGTTCATTCGCCCTCGTCAAGCTCCCGAGGCGAGAGACCTTCGAAGATCCCGTTCAGGACGGCAGCGAACTCCTCACCGGTCTCCGCTGCGTCGAGCATCTCTGCAATCGTCTTTGCCATGTTTCCTCCTTGGTGGATGTCAAGTTCGAGACAGCTTGTCAGCCTCGATAGGGGCGATGCGCTCCCCGATGACTTGGACGGCCGGCGGGTTCATCAGGTACTCGATGGCACGCTTGAAGAACTCGATGCAGTCCCTCGCCCAGCCCAGCGTGTACTTGTTGCACATCGTGCAGAGCAACCCTCGGACGATGCCTGTCTTATGGTCGTGGTCGACCGACAGGCGCTTCTTCTTGCCGTTGGCTCGCTGGCAGATGTAGCACCGACCTCCTTGGAACTCGTAGATGGCCCAGTACTCGTCGCCTGTGATGCCGTAGGTGGCCAGGATCCGGGTCTCCCAGCTCGTAGAGCTGCGAGCCATCCTGAACTCTCGGTGATGAGTGGCGCACCGTGGACCTGGGTACTTGGCGTCCCGCGTGAGCGGGAGCCCTTGTGCGACACAGTCTTTGCAATGCTTCCGCTTGTGCTTACGGTTCTGCACCCGGTACCTCGTCGGAGACCTCTTCGCCGCCCTCGGCACGCTCGTCCTCCTCCCGGTTCTCCATCACCATGCAGAACCACGACAGCAGCCCAGCCAGAGAGATGTAGAAGGCCACCAGAACTTGGCCGGTCACTTCCGCCTCCGCTTGAGCATTCGCTCAACCCACCAGCCGGACATGCCGTCGACCACCTTCTCGACCACGGTGTCTGTGGCCTCCGAGGTTTCGCCGAAATCGAACTCGATGCGGGCGATTTCGTATCCGAGGAGCTTGAACGAGATCATGAGCGGTCTCCGAAGTTGATGACGGGGATGCCTGCCTTCTCGGCGGCAGCCATGCAGTGCCGGGTACCTCGGCTCACGCCGAGCGGGAACGCCAAACAGATGTCCGCGCCGGCCTTGACCATCTCGATGTTGCGGAGGATGCCAGCACGCTTGCCGTAGCGGTCCCAGTCCGCACGGTGCAGCTCTGGGAGGACGTGCCAGCCCTCCTGCTTCATTCCCCACGCCCAGCGGTCTGCGATGTCGTCTGCGCCGCGAGCGCCGCCGTGTACGACCGTCAGTCCGTTCGGCGACCGCTGCAGCTCGATTCCGAGCGCGTGCCAGACAAGGCTGCGGTCCTTCCAGACCCGCGAGCCGGTGATCAGTACGCGCCTCACCCGATGACCTCCCACTTCACTCCGTCCCTGGACTGGACCAGATCAGCTCTGTAGACCCCATTGCGGATGGCTAGGAACTGGACGAGTTGAGCCTGCTTCAGACCGAACGGACACTCATGGACACCCGAGATCGGGTATCGGACTCCGTATTTCATGGTTGAGCCTCTTCCCATTTCTTCATGGCCCGTCCTGCCATCCGATACGCCTCGTTGGCCATCTGGCCGTCGTGAGCGCCGATCAGATCGCCGAGGGACTCTGCGGCGTCAGCTACCCTGCGCCACAACGAACCTGGCTGCGTGAAGCAGCGAGGGGAGAAACCTCCCTCGCCTCTGCATCCGCCACACATCAGGACGGGAACCACCCGTAGAAGCCGTTGACCGCTCCGACCAGGTACCCGAAGTGCAGCACCAGCTCGGTCCAGACGATGAACCCCAAGACCCTCATCGCATCCACCGCTTTGCGATCCGGTCGACGTTCTCCTCGGAGACGTTGCGGGCCAGGCCGGTGAACTCCCGGCCGTGGACCTTGGTTTCGAGCACGCGAGGCTTGCGGGGATCCGGGCTCGTCGGATCGATCCGCTTGTGGGTCCAGACGGTCGGCTTGGTCTTGATCAGCGCACCCAGCACCTGCTGGTGCAGTGGGTTGGCCTTGCGGGGCATGGCGTTTGGAGTGGTCATCTGGATCCTTTCCTCGGTGGATGTCAAGTCGGTGCGCGTAGTGAAGCACCCCCAGGCATGCGCGCCCCGCCTGGGGAGAGTCGATCAGTAGAAGATCGGGATCAAGGTGCCCTTGCCGGCCGGCATGAAGATCACGCCGTTCGGGCCGGTGTCGGTGGTCGTACCTGAGCCACCCTCACAGGCGGTGACACCGAAGATCGCAGCGATCAGGATCAGCAGTGCGGCAACGGCCTTCATCGCAGCTCCACATCCGGGAGGATCGACTGCGGCTTGAAGTTGACCTCGTAGAAGTCGGTGCTGACGTTGGCACCTTGGACCTGCTCCACGAAGTAGCTGACGTTGTCCGACAGGCCCAGGAAGTGCTTCTTGTAGCCGTCGCCCACCTTGCAGGTCACGTCGAGCTTGTCCGACGCGGTATCCGCTTCGATGGCACAGCGGCCCTGGATCTCGAGCAGGTACTTGTCGGTGATGCCGTTGAAGAACACGATCCGGCGGGGGATCTCGAAGTTGTCTGCCTGCTTCGACAGGTTCTCCGAGGCGACGTTGGCGTCGGACGTACACGCCGACAGGCCCAGGATCGCCGAGCCCGCGATCAGGGCGGTGATGATGGCTTTCTTCATGTTCGCTACTTTCTGTTAGGTGGATGTCAAGTCAGCGACCGAAGTCGCTGATCTGCATGGTGTCTCCGACGAACTCCAGCGAGGCGAAGTCTTGTCCCGACGGATCCGACTTCCCCCCTCGGTTCTTGACCGTGGAGACGTTGAGCATGTCCGGGCCGAACCCGTCCGACACTCGGTGGAGCGTGAGGATCATCTCGGGCACACGCCCGATCTGACCTTTGATGCCCGACAACGGGATCGGCTTGTCGCCGTCGTTGTGAGGGCCGGTGACGTGGTGGAGCCCGACGACGCATGAGCCGGTCTCCCGGCCCATCGTGTGCAGGTAGTCCATCAGCGACTCCAGACCCGAGAACGGGTCGTCCCCATCGCCTGAATCGGTGCGGACGTTGGTGATGTTGTCCACGACGATCAACGCTGGGTAGTCCTCGTACAGAGCGTCATACGCCGCCAGGGCGTTCTCGATCTCGTCCAGCGACGGCGATGCCTTGTAGTTGAACCGGATCGGAATCGGGTCCAGCTCGTTGGTGACCTCGTCCGGGATGTTCATGTCTCGGACTGCTCGCGTCGACCGTTCGAGCGACCATCCGCTGAGGATGGACACAGACCGCGAGAGCTGGGTGAACGCGTCGGAGTCAGCCGAGAAGTACAGCGTCGGTACCTTCGACTTCAACGCGTACGCCAGGACGAACGCTGACTTCCCGGTGCCGGGGCCGGCGCAGACCAGGACTAGCTGGCCGCGTCGAAGATGCGTGCCCTTCTGGTCAAGCGCGGACCAGACCGGAGGTAGCGGGTCACCTGCCGAGCCTCGGATGTACAGGCTCTGCCGGGGGGTGTACAAATTACAGCTCCTTCCATCTGCTGTCCCGCACTCCTGTGCTCTGGTTGGGAGATAGATCGAACTCCTGCTTGTCACCGGCAGCCGACCGGCTCAGCCATAGCGTGGTGCCTTCGCCGTGGTGGTGGACCTCGCGGAGCTCACCGAAGACGATGGCTCCGACCTTCGACGGCTGGAACACGTAGTTGAACTGGATGCGCTTGCCGATGTGCTCGGCGCTCAGATCGCCTGCGCGAACCTTCTCGTTCGCGGTCACGCGGGGGTATGGGTTGTGTTGCATGCGCTCTCCTTCACTTCACGCGATTCGGGTCGATCAGGGCGTCATGGATCGGCCGACCGGCGTGCGCCGCCCGCGTCTCGGCGTCCAAAGCTCGCTGCATCTGGCTCATCAACCGGGTGCCGCGCAGCTTGAGGATCTTCATGGTCGCCCGCCCCTTGTAGCCAGCGCGGTGCATCCGCAGGACGCAGGCTGTCTCGTGCGGAGCCATAGGCGATCTCAGCGACGGGTGGTTTGGATCCCAGTTCGTCATGTCTTCCTCTCGGTGGCTGTCAAGTTGGTCACAGGCCAAACTCCTCCTGGTACTGCGGGATGAAGTAGCTGGCCGGCGTCGGCCGGCCTGCAGCCACCTCGGTGTCGAAACGGTCCAGCAGGTTGCGGAGGTACGCGTGATGCCACGGCGGTGCCTCCTCGATGAGCTGGGTGATCTTCCGCCGCTGCTTCGCGACGTTCATGGTCGGCTCGATGCCTCTCACGCGACGAACTCCTGTCCGTTCCACCGACGCCCGTCGGCAAACTCGATCACGATCTCTCGTCCGGGATTCCGCACAGCCTCCGCTTGGGCGAACCTGCGGGCAGCTTCCGGGGTCGGGAACGGGTACTTCTGCGAGGCGTACAGCTCTTGGTGCCACTTCGGCTTGTCAGGCACCGGCCCCATCTCCACATACGTGTATGTCGAGTCGGGATCGAGGTCGAGCGTTTTTCTGTACTCGTTCGCGCCTGCCTTAGAGGGAAGGTGAGTATTGGTGGATGTCAAGTTGACCTCACTTAAAAACAGGGCAGCTGTAATTCACATCACAGAAACCGCATTTGTCAGGCTCGGGCAGAGGCTCGAAGTCTCCCGCCTGGATCCGGTCCTCGACCTCATGGAACCTCTCAGTGATCCGCTCCCGCGTCCATTCGGTCAGGTCATAGGGCGCAGTCGGCTTCGGCTTGACGCCCTTCTTCCCTGCCATGAAGTAGTCGCCGGTCTTCGGAGCCTCCACACCGAAGGTCATAGCGACCGCGAGCGCATACACGCCGAGCTGGAAGTCGTCACCTGGCTTGTTGCCGGTCTTGTAGTCCCGGACTCGAAGCTCACCGTTGACCACGACGACCGCGTCGATGAACCCTCGGACGCGGATGCCGTCCAGCTCGATGTTGAACGGTAGCTCGATGGCCGGTTTCGGCCGGCACTCCTCGCACGAAGGATCGTGCCAAGTTTCGGTGGTGCAGATCCCTCCGGGGGTCGTCCAGATCTCCTGACCCTTGGTCTGACGCCAGGCGATGAACTTCTCGACCTGCTCCAGACCGAGATGGAACCGGCGCTCGATGTCTCGCTCGCCGTTGTACGGCCCGGACCAGAACCACCACTCGAAGTTCGGAGTCTCTTCGCAGAGAGCGCCGATGTCCTTGGCATACTCCTCGCGGAAGATCTCTTGTGCCCGTTCGAGGCTCATCTCTCGGCCTTCGGCCAGAGCCTTCTCGTAGATCTCGGCGACGGTGTGGAAAGCGGTGCCCTGCGGCAACCACGCCGCAGGACGAGCCCATACCTTGTCGATGCGAGCCAGCTTGTACGCCTGTGGGCAGCGCGTGTACTGGTTCAGTTGGCTGACGCTTCGCAGCGGCAGCGATGTCTTGGTGTCTGTCACGCAGGTGCCATCCTTCCCTTGCCAATCGTGTCGTTCAGTGCCCCGTCGACAGCGACACTGAGCAGTTTTCCGACCTCCGACATGTCAATCGGATCCTTGGGGAATTGGTCAGCCTGAGTCATCCTGAGCACCGCCCACTCGGTGCCTTTGTCGCAGTGGATCATGGTCGGATCGAACCGAGTTCCCTGTGCGATGTACTCGACCTTGTTCGCGCCGAGAATCAAATTCGAAATGGGCCTATAAAGGCGCGAGGTGTCTTTTACGCGAGGACTGCGGTATACGAGCAGAACTGAGACGGGGTCTTCGTCCAGTTGACCTTGCCACCACGTCTCACACCTCTGCGCGAACAGCCACCCTGGATGATCGGCGATGACTTGCGGTGCGGTGTGGACGAGGTTGTCTGCGAACAACTTGGCGAGCCGAGTGAGGGGCACGGGGGTTTCCTTTCGCTGTGCGGCCTGGTTTGGCTCGCACAACCGGTCGTAACTTTTAAGGCTCCGAGAGAAGCTCCTCGATGTCGTCTGGCCACGACCAAAGGAGTTCGCCCTCGGCGGTGAGGTGGGTGTGCTCGTTCACCCGAATCAGGAGATCGTCATCCTCGATGTCTCGGGGGACGTACCTGAACCCGCCGCCGGCCATACCTTCGTATGGCTCGATGGAGGGGTCGAACTCGAGCACTAAGTCGTTGTCGCGGAGCATCTTCCACCACGACAACAGGCGCTTCTTCTTGTCTTCGGACATCGTGCGGAAGCTACCCACGCGCATGTACTCGCCGTGATCACGGAGCCTCTGGAAAGCCTTCGACTTGTCATGAGGTTTGCCCGTGTCCCACGGCCAGTTCTGTTGGACGATCTGCCTGGTGGTCAACCGTCCTCCGTAGGTCTTCTTGTGCCACGACACCGCTTGTCGAGTCACGCCATACAGCTCTGCTATTTCGCTCTGATTGAACCCCTTCCTGCGAAGATCTTCGATCTCGCTGAGAGTCAGCGGTATTCGGCTAGGGGCCGGAACCACTGCTTTGTGCTGAATTTTGCCGCTCATGTTTCCCTCCATGAGAAAGGTGCGTACGTCTCCGTCCATTACGGAGACATGTCGGTGCCTGTCAAGGATACCCCTCATTAGTTGCGTCTGCGGAACCATATTCAGTTGTGTTCCCCGACGCCTTGGCCGTCCCCCACTGGACGTGGGGTCGACTGGCGTTACGCGGTCGTAAATGTAGCGGCCTGTACCACTCGGTAGCAAACCATGTGACCGGTATCACTTAGGTCTCCTCGTCTTACACGCTGACCTCGGCTTTCATCATCAACTCTCCTTTCTTAGACCGCCTCAAGATCGTTACACCGGCTTGCGAAGATGTACTTTCGCCTTGAACCCTGCCCTCTCCAGCTCGAACTCGACCGCCTGGCGGGCGGTCTCCTTCAGGTCGGACTTCGCCGACAGCGGGCCGACGAACCCATAGCTCTTGGTGTACTCCTCGAGGTCGATGTCGACGTACAGCGTGACAGGGACCACCGACAAGTCATACCTCCAATTCGTGGGCCTTGATCTCGTTGGTCACGTCGTAGTCATTCAGCAGGGACTGGAAGTCGGAGTCTGTCAAGTCGTCCAACTCGTCCTGCTCGAACGGCGCGGGCTCGTCGTGCCACGTCTTCCACTGGTCGTGGTCGGCGCGGAACCACTTCCGCAGATCCTTGATGGCCGCGTCCTCGGTGGTGAACACGGAGGTCTCAAGCACGTCCTCGTACTCGACGGTCAGCGACCAGACAGTGACCTTCATTCCCCGTTCACCTCCGCTTTGTAGTTCGTCTCGGCGGTCGCCAAGGCTTCGTAGAAGTCGACGCCGGCCGCGTCGGCCAGGTGCAGCAAGTCTCCGAGCAGGTCCGAGATCTGCGTCCCGACCTCGTTGTCGTCGCCTCCGACGACCTTGGTGTAGGCGCTCAGCGCCACAGCCGCCCAGGTGCAGTTGTAGGTGTTGTCTCCGGGCTCACGTCCCGTCTTCGGGTTGCGAGCCATCTGGACGATGTCTCCGAGGGTCTCGATCACGATTCCTCCTTGTCCTCAAGGGTTTTCGCTAATGCGTCAGCCAGCAGCTCGCCGAGGTGGGCCAGTTCTTCGTTGTAGTCGGAGATGCCTTCGGCCGTCCTCACATCCCAGTCGCCCGACTCGTCGGTGTTCTCCTCGATGTACCGGTCCTTCATGTCTCGGACCTCGTTGAAATTGGCGAGGGCTTCCTTCAGGGCGTCCATCACACCTCCTAGTTGGGTAGCAGTCGGTTGTACTCTTCGTGGCTGATCTCGCCAACGATGAACTGGCGCATCCGGTTTGCGACCGATGCGGCGTCCATCCCTTCGGGGATCGGCTTGGCGTGGCCGAACTGCCAGTCACGCGTACCCCAGCGGAACCAGAGCTGGACCTTGTCCAGTGAGGTCAGGTGCAGGCACTGAAACGTCATGCCTCCGAACGGGAACTCCATCACGCCTCCTGTTTGACCTTGACGGTGTGGCCCGTCATGACTTCGTGGATTCTGATGTTGATGCCGAACGTCTTTCGCTTCTCGGCCTCGAACTTCGTGGTGCAGCCTGAGCACTTCGCCTTGAATCGCACTAGCAGTACCAACGCTTTCTGCAGAATCTGGACTTGCCGTTGTCCCTGTTGTCGTTTCCTTGGCGGGCTTCGCCCTCCGGGGATTCGTCACATGACGGAAGCTCGCCATGCTTGATGTGCCACGCGTCATCAGCGGATCTGCCGCCGTGCTCGGCGATGTGCGCTGCGCTCCGGTACTCACAGAGCGGGCCGGCCGATGACTGGGCGATGATCCCAGGCGAATTGCCCAGGACCACCGCCAAACACATCAGCAGGACGATGCGCCACGCCTTCATCAGCCCGCCAGAGCGTGCTGCATCGCAGCGTTGCGACCGTCGCGCTGGCCGTGGGCGTATCCGCTCATGTTGTAGCGGGTCGTGGGCCGTGCCTTGCCCAGACGCGGGTGCGCCTTCCGCAGTGCGATGGCAGCTCGTTCCTTGTCGTCGCGGTAGAGCACCAACGCTCCCCCACCGGCACCGTTGATCGCTTTGTTCTCCTCGGCTCGGACCCGATCCGACACCGTCTGGGCGAAGCCTGCGATCCACGCACGGCGGTAGCTCTTGAGCTGTCCCGCAGTGCTTTTCACCTTGTACTCGCCCGTGTTGTAGTCGAACTTGTACCGGGTCTCGAAGCCTCCCTCGGGGCGGACGTTCTCGACCAGCCGCAGCATCTGCGGGCGAAGGATCGACCAGAGGAACTGAACCCTCTCGATGTGGCGCTCCATGCCGTAGACGAACAGGACGTAGTCGTCGTACTTGCTGTTGCGGTAGACCGTCTTGCAGTGCAGCGCCTGGGCGATGCCGTGCAGCAGCAACGCTTGCTGAGAGACGTACTTGCCGACGATCTTGGTCGACCAGCAGATCGCGTCGGGCAGCTCGGACACGTCCAAGCCTTCCTTCGTGGCGTTGACCTGTGACATCTCCAGGCCGTACTTCGAGATCAGCTCGAAGGCTTTCGCCTGGAAGATCGCCTCCTCGGGAGTGCCGGCCACGTCTTCGGCCTGCCGCAGCAGCTTGGCGACTTTGTCCTGCATCTTCTGGGTCTTGGCGTCGGTCATGGTCAGTTCTCCCTCTTCCAGTTGTTCCGGTTGCCCTTGCCGGGGCGCTTCATCTCTCGCTTGCGGTTACGGTGCGGCTGCGCCGCGTTGGAGCGACGCAACTCGAGCCGTGCCTTGAGCTGGTCGCTCACCTTCTTCATCCCTTCTGGCTCAGCGGATCTCGTCTATGTGGATGCAGCCCACGCGGTCAGGACCGAACTCGGGGGCGAAGCCCAAGACTTCGTCCTCCTCGCACGGGAAAGCTCGCTGGTCGAACGTGATCGGGTCGGCCGAAGCCTCGTAGGGGTCGGCCAAGGCCATCGCCCCGACCGCTGTGGCGAACGCGACGACGACGGTGATCAGGTGCTTCTTCACTCTTCTTCCCTCCACTGTTGGTCTGCGAGAAGCCTTCTGGCGATCTCGATGGGTTCGATCTCTCGGATCACTCATCGCCCTCCAAGATCTTCAGGTTGGCCAGCAGTGCCTTGGCCACAGCTCCGATGTGCCCACCGGCTTTGCCTCCACGGCGGGAGTACTCGCGGTTCGCCATCTGCATGAACTCGAACGTCGGGCTGCCGTCGTCGTGCGTCCACGACGCCTTGACGTTGGCGGGGGCCGCGTTCATCTCGACCGACATCGTCACGACGATGTGGTCCCTCTGGAGCCGAGCCTCGGTCTCTGCGTAGTGGGCAGCCTGGATCACTGCGCCTCGTGTGGTCATGTCTTCTCCTTCGGTAGATGTCAAGGGGTCACCAGCCAAAGAACCGCTCGGACACTGGGATTGGCTTGTCCCAGCCAGACTTGATCGCCGCGTTGGCGCGGTGGTGGCCGTCGTAGAGCGTGTTGTCTCGTACGGTCAGAGGATCGAATGGCCATTCGTCCGATGCCTTGAGGATCTCGGCCACCTGGTCGACCTTCTCCCAGAACTTGCCTTTGACCGGCGGCGTTCCAGGTGAGACAGAGCGTGCGTTCTCCTGGTAGAACTCATCGAGGAGAGGCCCGCTCTCGGCGACCGTGGCGAACGCGTAGCACAGGCCAGCCACGTCGTTCGAGGTGAGAGCTGATACCTCGTCCACGGTCAGGGTGTCGTAGTCCAGAGCTGTGGTCATGATGTCTTGCCTTTCTTGGTGGATGTCAAGCGGCGCGCACGCCGGATTCGGACAGGTAGACGAGGTCGGCTCCTTGGAACGGAGCCTGTGTGAAAGCGTGGACGAACGTGTCGTGCTCGTAGGGGTTGTAGACGATCTTGGAGCCCACGAAGTCTTGTGGGAGAAGCGAGATCAGCTCGCCGACGATGCCTGCGTGGACCACCTTGCGGCGCTCGCGCCGTACCTTCTCGCGGCCGGCCGGCCGAACCACACCTTTGGCGTGGGCCAGCAGCACGTCACCGCTGCGGTGGATGACTCGACCCTTGAAGTCGCCCTCCAAGGCTTGGACTGAGTACCACGCCTTGCCCTCGCGGTGTGTGCGATGCAGGTTCTTGTAGACGAAGACTCGAATCGGCTTGAGGGTCACAGCTCCGATACCTCCCAGAATCCGACGAGCTTGCCGTTGCGGAACAGGTCACCGGAGCCACCTGCGGAGTGGTTCACTACGTCGAACCCGTATCGAGCGGCCGAAGCCTTGAGGTGGTCTCGAAGGATCTCCGGGTGGCTAGCGGTCACCGTCGCTTTGTGTGCGCTGTTGTGCTTGAACACGTTGAGCTGGTACATGTCTCTCCTCAGTAGTCGCGGTGCTGGATCTCGAAGCCTTCGAGGTCACCGACCTCGTCGTCGTACGCGGACGGGTTGCCGCGCCAGTCGTCGCGGAGCCTCTGGCCGCTGGCGTTGTAGCAGGCACCGCACGCAGGGCAGTCGACATCGCTCTGCCCGTAGTAGCGGCAAACCTCGCCGCCGCAGCGGTCGCAGTCCCACGCGCTGTATCCGGGGACGAGGAAGCCTTCAGCGTCGGTCTGGTCGGGGATGCGTCGGAAGTTCTTGGCGGGCATAGCTACTCCTCACAGAAACTCGTGGTTGATGGCTCGGTGGGCAGCCTCGCGGAAGGTCAGCCCGTCGTCGTACGCGTCCCGGTAGGTCCAGTCCGCGATGTCTCCGCGGCCTACCCCGAACGTCTCTTGCATGTAGGCGTCGAGGTTGGCCATCCACAACTGAAAGCTCATCGGACGTTCTCCCAAAACTCGACGGCTGCCTCGTCCTGGTCGAAGACCGACGGCAACCCTTGCGGATGTGCGGATGCGACAGCTTCAGCGACGTGGTCGAGCGTGCCGCTGTCCCAGTCGAACTGAGATCCCAGCGCGACGAAGACTCGTGCCACAGCGAGCTGTGCCTTGTCTGCGGGGATGCGGGCGGCGATCTCTCGGATGTCCATGTCGTGCCTCACTTCTTGGTTGTCGAGAACAGGACGTTGTTGCGACCGTTGACGCACAGGCCACACCTGGCGCAGGCCGAACCCTTGTCACTGATCAGGTCGATGGCTTTGTTGTTCTCCGGGCAGCGCACAGCCTTGGGGAACAGAGCCTTGCCTTGGGCGAACGTGGTGTCGACGTAGGCGATGCGGATGCCCTTGCCTTCCAAGAACCGAGCCACGTCGACGTTGTCGGGGTCTGCGCTGAAGTACAGCGCCAGGTTCGACAGCTTCTGCGAGTGCAGGTAGACAGCCGCAGTCTGAACCCTTGTGTAGGCCCAGAACTGGACATCCGGGTTGTCGCGGATGACTCGTGCCCACGCGGCGACGTAGGTCGGGCTGAAGAAGTCTCCATCCCAGTGGATGCGGAACAGCTTCGGAGCCTTGCGCTTGTCGCAATCCTTGACGAAGTCTGCGATCATCTCGGACAGCAGAATCGTGGTGGCTGTCAAGTCAGCGGATACGGACGTACCCGTTGCCTCGAGCGACGTAGATCTTGCCGTCGATGTACACGCGCTGTTGCTTGTTCACAGTCTCGTCCCTTCGGTGGATGTCAAGTCTCAGGCCCAGCGACGGGTCGTCGGGCGGGGGCGGCGAACCTTGGGTGCGTTGGCACGCGGTGCCTTACGGATCACGGTCTTACCCACCGTGATCTCTTCCAACTGGCGCTCAGCCAACCCTTGCGGACGGCCGTCGCCCTCTTCTTCGATCTTGTAGTCGAAGTCAGTCCACCCCTTCAGACCCTTCTCCAGCTCCTGGTCGATCAGACGCGGAGCCGACAGCTCAGGTGCAACGAACGGTGTCTTGACCGACTCGCGGGCGGTGACCCGCACTTCACGGTGCTCAGCGAAGACTGGCATTGTTCACCCCTTCGGTGGATGTCAAGCCTGAGATCAAAGCTCAGGCATAGTGGGTAGCGCGGAATCGAACCGCGTAGTCGTGATGCCGCCATCCCTTGCGGGATGCGCCAGACCATAGCTCAGGTGTCATTCCACACCGCCAGAGCTACCCTCCCGAATGCCGAACCAAAGCTCAGCATCCGTAAGTCTGGATTCTCCCCGTGGCTCAGGCGCTAAATCTATCCGAAGCTAACCACAGGTCTACATTTAGTTATCCGCAGGACTCGCACTTTATCGGCAGCGAGCCATTATTTCCGCCGACCCCCGATTCCTGTGAAAGCGAACCGAAGGTTTGAGTCGGGCTGCGGCCCTTCTCGGTCTTGCGTGATTCTCACTCTACCGGATGTCTCGGTGGCTGTCAAGCGAGCCGTTTTGGTATTGCAACGATGCCCACGTTTAGCGCCGCTGGCGTAAGGCGCTACTCGCTTGATCTCACCGGTCCAAGTTGGTGATGCTTGCAGCTTACCGGAGAACCGGGTGGCTGTCAAACCGGAGAATCTTGCCGCCGGATTTTCACCGGCACCGGCGCGGATCTTTCGATCCCGCCTACCGCCTTGCTGCTGCGGTGACACCAGTATGGGTTATCCCCCGGTGGATGTCAAGCCCGAATTGCAAATTGGCCGCTACCTGCAGCTATTCCCCCGTATCGGTGGCCGTAAAGGGCACTACATGCCGCTATCCGCTGGCCACTCTGGACAGTCCCGGCAGACCGTGCCGCGCATAGGCTGCTCACTACGTGCCCGGTATCGGCGTGCTCTCGTGGCCGCTGTCGCGGCTGTCGCCCCGTCGCTGTCGCTGTCGGCGGCATCGCTTGCCAGTCCCCCAGTAGTCCCCCGTTCTCGCTGGTCAGACGCTAATCCGCTTATTTCGCATAGGCTGCTCACTATCGCATCGGTATGCGTATGCGCTGGTCACAGACGCGTGTGGTGGTGGTGTGGTGTGCGTGTGTTTGCGCTGGTCAGCGTGTGCGTGTGGTACTGGCACACAGTGCGTGTGCCGTTTGCTGCGAGCTGAGGCCGGCTCTCGCATCCTCGCATGTCAGCGTGGGTATGGGCGTGCATCGCACGCTTTGCTAGCCGCGTGCCCGCGGCGTGGTCGCATCGCATCGAGTGTTTGCTGTACATCGCATCGTCGCAGGTCAGAGTGGGTAGGGGGGTTCCCCCTAGGGGCGTCTCCCTGACCGGTCGGTTA